AATCGAAGACCCCAAAGAGGATCGAGCCCTAGCCGATCTGTCGGAGGAGCAGGTAGCTGCAGTCGGCGATGCTGTCGCCGAGATTGTGGCTGAGCACATGATGGAAGTGGTGGAAGACACCATGGAAATGCTTCAGGGCGAAGAGCCCGAGGGGGAGGCCGAGGCCAAGGAAGCGGTGGAGGAGCGCTCACTGGAAGGCAAGTACACCCGCACCGAAGTCACGTCTTTCGCGGAGGTGGAGGATCGAACTTTCGAGTTCCCCTTCTCCTCCGAGTACCCCGTGGCCCGGTACTTCGGCAACGAAGTGCTGAGCCATGAGCGCGAGGCCGCCGATCTTGGCCGGCTTAACGACGGAGCACCCCTGCTCTTCAACCACGACCCTGACAAGGTGGTGGGCGTCGTCGAGCGTGCCTGGATCGACGGCGACAAGAAGCGTGGCTACGTGAAAGTCCGCTTCTCTCGCAACAGCTTCGCCAAAGAAGTGATGGCTGATGTCAAGGATGGCGTCCTTCGGGGTGTCAGCTTTGGCTACGCCATTAACAAGATGGAGGAGCGTGGCGACAACTTCGTGGCTACCAATTGGGCGCCCTACGAAGTGTCGGTCGTTAGTATCGCAGCTGACCCCACTATCGGGATCGGCCGTTCTCTGGCGACCGATTCTGCGGCCACCGCCGCATCACCAACCCCCGAACCAAAGGTTCTCCAAATGGAAAACACCACCCCTGACGTGGAGGTGATCCGGTCCAAGGCCGCCGAGGCCGAGCGTAGCCGTATCGCCGCCATCACCGCCCTCGGTGAAAAGCATGGTCTCCAGGAGCTCGCTCGCGAGCTCGTTGATGGTGGCCGCTCTGTGGACGAGGCTCGCGCCGCCGTCCTCGAAAAAATCGACACCCGCGCCGCCAAAGTGGAACACCGCATCGCTGACGAAAAGGCCAACGATCTTGGCCTTACCGCCCAGGAGACCAAAGAGTTCTCCTTCCTCCGCGCCTTCAACGCTCTTGCCAACCCCAGCGATAAGAAAGCCTGGGAAGCGGCCGCTTTCGAGCGCGAAGTGTCTGAGGCTGCCTCCAAGAAGTACGGCAAGCCCGCGAACGGCATCATGGTGCCGAACGAGGTGCTTCGTCGTGACCTGACCGTCGGCACCCCCACCGCTGGCGGCAACCTGGTTGCTACCGAGCTGCTGGCTGGTTCGTTCATCGACCTGCTGCGCAACCGCATGGCTCTGATGCAGGCTGGCATCACCATGCTGTCCGGCCTCCAGGGCAACATCAGCATCCCCCGGCAAACCGCAGCAGCCACCGCTTACTGGGTCGGCGAGGGCAGCGCTCCCACCGAGAGCCAGCAGTCGATCGACCAGGTCAACATGTCGCCCAAGACCGTGGGTGCCTTCGTTGACTACTCCCGCCGCCTGCTGCTTCAGAGCAGCGTCGACGTGGAAGCCATGATTCGTCGTGACCTGGCCAGCGTGATCGCGCTTGAGCTGGACCGCGCCGGCATCTACGGCACCGGCTCTGCCAACCAGCCCCTGGGCCTGACCGGCACCTCCGGCATCGGCACCCAGACCATCAGCACCTACGGAACCTTCGCCGAGTACATCGGCATGGAGACCGACGTTGCTTCCGCCAACGCTGACGCTGGCTCCCTGCGTTACATCATCAACGCTGCCGCCCGCGGCGCGCTGAAGAGCACCGCAGTGGTCGGCACCGAAGCTCGCTTCGTGTATGAGGACGACGAGATCAACGGTTACCCCGTGATCGTGTCGAACCAGCTCTCCAGCAACGATGCTCTGTTCGGTGACTTCAGCCAGTTCGTGATGGGCATGTGGTCTGGTCTCGACCTGACCGTTGATCCCTACGCCGGCGCCACCAGCGGCAACGTGCGGATCATCGCCCTTCAGGATGTTGACTTCGCAGTCAAGCAGCCTGGCGCCTTCTGCTACGGCACCTGATCGCCATGAAGATCGAGATCCTTCGCTCGGTCATGATCTCGGGGGAGCGGGCTGAGGCCGGCTCCCTTACCGAGGTCTCCGTGGCCGACGCCAATCTGCTGATCGGCATGGGCAAAGCCCGCCTCGCCCCCGAGGTAGCACCTGCGCCCGAACCCCAGCCAGAGGCTCCCAAGAAGAGCCGCAAGCCTGCTGCCCCCACCGCCTCCGAGGAGGACTGAACAATGGCAATCATCCAACAGGCGCTGGAAAAGCTGGAGCACTTTGCCCTGGCCCCCACCGCTTCCCGCAACGCTGCACTCGATGGCACTGCTGTCGATCTGCGCCCCTATGACGGCGACGTGCTGCTGATCCTCGACGTGGCTGCTGGTGGTACTTCCACCTGCACCGTCACGCTGCAGGACAGCGCCGACAACGTCACCTTCACCAACGTGACCGCCGTTTTCACTCTCGACGGCACGCTGCAGCCCTCTGGCACTGTGTCCTTCGCCCAGGTCAGCACCTCTGCTTCCAAGCAGACGCTGGTGCTGAGCAAGGATGGCCTGCGCCGCTACGTGAAGGCCGTGTCCGCCGAAGCCGGCACCCACGTCTATTCCGTCAACGGACTGGGCGTGAAGAAGTACGGCTGATTGCCGTACCCGATCTGCCCCAGCTCGCGATTGTGGGCTGGGGCTTTCTGCTGCGACCTAGGATGGCGTCATGGCATTCACTGAAGAGCTCGATCTGTTCCTGTCTGACTTCGGCGTGCCGGTGTCAGCTGGTGCGGTGACGGGCTTTGGCGTGCTGGATATGCCGAGCCAGGTGGTGGCTGAAGGCATGGTGCTGACGACCGATTACAAGCTGACGGTGAAGACTTCGGTCTTCGGCGGGCTGCTGTACGGCGACGGCATTACGGTCGACGGCGTCAACTATCAGGTCCGCGAGGCCATGAAAGTCGATGACGGCAAGTTCACTGATCTGACGCTGACCAAGCTGGCCGCTGATGCGGTGGCGCCTGGCGGTGCGCCTCGTGAGTTTAGTCTGCAAGATCTGGCTGACGTGAACATCACGAATGTCCAGCAAGGTGACGCGCTGATTTACGACGGCACTGGCTGGGTCGACACCAACGAAATCGACGGCGGAGGCGCCAGCTGATGGCTACGACTCGCCAACGGATCAAGCTACGGCGTGACACGGCAGCAAACTGGACGGCTGCCAACCCGGTGCTGGCGGCCGGTGAAGTCGGCTACGAGAGCGATACCAAGCAGGCCAAGGTCGGCAACGGCAGCAGCGTGTGGTCGTCGTTGGAGTATGCGCCGCTAAACCGCAACCCGGTCCTGCAATCGATCCAGCTGCTAACCACCGGCGGCAATGCTGACACGGCTGGCGAGCTGGCATGGAACGAAGATGAGCAGACGCTGGATGTCGCCAAGGGTGGCGGTACGGTGCTGCAGGTCGGCCAAGAGATGGCCTTTCTTGTCTACAACGACACCGCCAACCCGATCACTGAAGGCACTGGCGTGATGTACGCCGGCACGAACGGCGCGAGCGGCCACCTGCAGGCGGCGCCGATGATCGCCAACGGCAGCCTGCCGGGCCATGTGTTCCTCGGCGTGATGACCGAGACAGTCGCGCCTGGCGACAGCGGCTTTGTCACGTCTTTTGGCAAGGTGCGCGGCATCGACACCACCGCCTATCCGGTTGACTCAATCCTTTACTGTGATCCGGTCAACCCTGGCGGTTTTGTCACTGTTGAGCCGGACGGGCCGAATCTGAAGCTGCCGGTGGCGGCGGTGATCACGTCGGCCAACAACGGCATCATCTTTGTCCGCGCCGCAACCGGGCAGTTCATCAAGGACTGCCACGATGTTGAAACGAGCGACGCTGCAGACGGCGACGTGCTGACCTGGGTCGACGCGGCAAATCGCTGGGAGCACAAGCCACCTGTCAATGGCTCCGCGCCCCGCAGCGTCACAATTGCCGGGCCAGCGGCGGGTGACAGCTTCACGCTGTTTCGTACCGGTCGGGAAACGACAATGGCCAGTGTGGTCGGATTGGTGTCCGGCGGTTCTGTGACATACGAGCTGCGCTATGCCATGGACCGCTCGACAGCGGGCACGTTGGCGACGGTTCCAGACACGGTGACCAATACGACCACTGGCGACACCGCCACGCTTCAGAATCAACCAGTCCCCGCTGATCGCTGGGTCTGGGTGGAGATCACCGGCGTGTCGGGCACGGTGGATGAGTTCAGTTTGTCTATTGCTTTCTGATCTAGACTGATCCCAACGCAGAGGAGCCCCTACGTCTCATGGCGACCTTTAACAAATTTCAATCGTTCGTCGAGGCCTTGGCCGAGAAGACCCACAACCTGGGCTCCGACACGCTGACTGTTGCTCTGACCAACACGCTGCCGGTGAACACCAACACCCAGCTGAGCAACATCACTCAGATCAGCTACACCAACATCCAGAACGGCACGACGACGGGCCGCAACCTGGCTGGTGTGACATCGGCGCAGACTAGCGGCACCTACAAGCTGGACGCCAACGATCTGGTGCTTACTGCGACGGGCACGGTTCCCGACTTCCGCTATGTCGTGCTTTACAACGACACTGCCACTAACGACGAACTAATCGGCTGGTACGACTACGGCACGACCGTGTCACTGCAGAACGGCGAAACGTTCACGATCACGTGGGACGCTGCTGGCATCCTGACCCTGGCCTGATAATCGCTGACGGAGGCAGACCGTGGCTGTAGCCCATAGCGCTGCCTCCGAGTCCCACACAGGGACAACGGGCTCAACTAACCAGACGGCGTTCAGCTGGACGCACACCCAAAGCGGCACGCCGCAGGGCGTGGTCGTGTTTGTCCACACGGTCAGCGCCAGCAACTTCATCACCTCCGTCACCTACGGCGGCACGGCACTGACCCGTGTCGCTGGGGCGGTCGCTATTGACACCGCTGGCGAACCAGGCCGGACTGACATGTTCTTCCTGGGATCTGGCTTGTCATCCGGCAACCAGACCATCACGGTTAACCGGACCAACAACGCCACGGTGATGTATGCCTCGGCGGCGACAGTCACTGCCGCGACAGATACGACCTGGGCCGGAGTGCTGGTCGAGGAGGATAACCAGGCCCTTGCTCCGGTAGCGATCGACGATGGCAGCGTCGGAGTCAACAGCGTCCGCTACGCCGCTACTTATTACGGCGCTAACTCTCCGGCCCCCGCCGGCACTGGCAGCACCCTGCTAACGAGCATTGACCTCGGCAGCTTTGGCAACTCGATGGTCCGGGAGACCACGGCTGGCCAGGGCGCTCGCAACGTGGGTTTCAACGCAGCGTCAGATGACGTTGCTGCTGTTTACGTCGCGATTCGCGAGCTGGTGCCCCGCACCGAAACACCAATCGTCGGCACCTTCACGCTGACGGGCAACGCGGCGGATCTTGCGATCGTCAGCCCGAAGATCCTCGAGCCGGTCGTCGGCGCTTTCACACTTACGGGTAACAATGCCACGGCATTGCGTGGGTACGTCGTCGAGGCAGAGGCGGGCGCGCTGAGCCTGGCAGGCAACGATGCCACCCTGCGTCACCAGCACCAGATCGCGGCGGACATCGGATCGTTCGCGCTCACAGGTAACGACGCCACCCTCCAGGCCGTTGCTGTCACCGAGCTGGCCGTCGAGGTCGGCGCATTCACGCTGGCCGGGCAAGCCGCAAACCTCAGCCGCACCTATTCGCTACAGGCTGACGCTGCGGCGTTCTCGCTCGCCGGCAATAACGCTGGTTTAGCCGACACCGATGAGCTGGCCGGCCAGACGGGCGCGTTTGCGCTCACGGGCGGCTCGCCGAGCCTGACCCGTGGCTACCAGCTGGCTGTCGAAGCTGGCACGGTGGCGCTCACGGGCAACGCTGCCACCCTGCTCCACGATCAGGATCTGCCAGTTGAGGCCGGGCCTTTCGCGATTACTGGCGGCGAGCCTGCCCTGCTCCGCGGCTACTACCTCAGCGGTGGTGCTGGCGAGTTCATCGAAACTGGCCAGTCGGTCACGTTCAGCCGGACGTGGAGCCTGCAGGTCAGCGCCGGGGCATTCAGCCTCACGGGCACCCCGGCCAGCCTGACGACGTTCGGGCAGTTTGAGATCGATCCGATCGCCGGGTCGTTCGCACTCAGCGGCAACCAGGCCGGACTGGCCTACGGCCGCGCACTCTCCGCCGATGCGGGCGCCTTCAGCCTCACCGGGGAGCCTGCCGAATTCTCCGAGGGCGACGCACTGCTGGCCGATGCAGCCAGCTTCGCTCTCACCGGAAACGCCGCCGACCTAGCGCGGGGTTATGCGCTGGGCGCAAACGCCGGCGCTTTTGCGCTGACGGGTGGGTCGGCAACGCTGCAGAAGACGGGCGGCTTTGCCGTAGACCCCGGCCAGTTTGCGCTCACCGGTGGTGCGCCAGAGCTCAGCAGGTCTTACCGGCTCGACGCAGATTCAGGCTCGGTGGTGCTCGCCGGCAACAGCGCCACCCTCACTAGGGTCGGAGCGCTGGCGCTCACCGTCGACGCGGGCACGTTCACCCTCAACGCCGAGCCGGCCGCCATCGAGTGGCGGAGAGTTGCTCAAGCCACGGTGGGCGCGTTTGAGCTCACCGGCAACAGCGCATCGCTCACGGAAGCCGGCAATTTTGAGCTATCGGCCGACGCTGCGGCATTCACCTTCGCCGGCAATCAAGCCAGCCTGTCAAAGTCAGGCGGCGGGCGTCGTCGAAACGTGCTCATCTTCTAGGAATGTCCCAGAATTGCCCGCGCTTCGATCCACTCAATACCGCTAATCTGATCTCATGACCAAGCGCGAACAGATCCTTGCCGCTATCCGCACGGCGCTGAACGGCACCACCGGTGTCGGCAGTCGGATCTATCGGTCTCGTGTCGAGCCATTAGCTAGGCAAGAGAGCCCGGCCATCATCGTGGAACCCGTCAGGGACAACTGCGACCAGAACACCAGCCTTCCAACGCTTGATTGGAGTTTGCTGGTCCGCGTGGCGGTTGTTGTTCGCGCCAACGTACCTGATCAGGCTGCAGATCCGACAATCGAGTCGCTTCACTCCAGGCTGATGGCTGACCTGACGCTGGGTGGGCTCGCAATCGACATTCAGCCAGTTCAGGTAGAGTTTCAAACAGTAGAGGCTGATGTGCCTGCAGGCGTTGCTATGTGCGACTACCTCGTGAAGTACAGAACCTCTGTTGTCAACCTGAGCAGCTGATGATGGCTATCACAGTCGACGAATACCATGGTCGAGGAGGGTCGTATCTAATTGACCCGAAAACCGGCAAGCGGAAGCCCGTAGTGCAAGAAGCGGCGCCGGCCAGCTCCACCCCCAACTCTGAGGTAACCAGCGATGCCGCTCCTGACACGCAAGCGCCTGATTCTGTCAAAGATTGAAGGCACCTACGCGCAAGATTCCTCCCCAACGGGCGGCGAGGCCATTCTTGTCCGCAACCTGGACATCACCCCGATCGAGGCTGATGTCGTGAGTCGCGATCTGATTCGTCCCTACCTGGGCAACTACGACCAGCTGCTGGCTCAGACCCGCGTTTCCATCACCTTCCAGGTGGAAATGGCTGGCTCCGGCACTGCTGGCACCGCGCCGAAGTTCAACTCGCTGCTGCGCGCATGTGGCCTTGCTGAGACCGTCCTTGGCACCCCGGTGACTGGCAGCGCACAGGCTGGCGCCGCTGGCTCTATCACCCTGGCTGCTGGCGCCAGCGCTGTTAACGACTTTTACAACGGCATGGTGATCAGCATCACCAGCGGCACGGGCAACGGAAGCTCCGGCATCATCGTCGACTACGTTGGCAGCTCCAAGGTTGCCACCGTGCAGCCAATCAGCACCAGCTTCACGCCAGCCGCTTCCAGTGGTTACAGCATCGCCGCCAACGTGGGCTACAAGCCCGTGAGCACCGGCTTTGAGTCTGCCACCATCTATTTCAACAACGATGGTGTGCTGCACAAGGCCACTGGTTGCCGCGGATCCTTCAGCCTGAATGCTGAAGTCGGTCAGATTCCGACCATCGATTTCACGATGACCGGCATCTACAACGCTCCTACTGACACGGCAGCCCCGGCAGTCACCTACACCGATCAGGCAACCCCGCAGATCTTCAAGTCTGGCAACGCTAGCGCTTTCAGCCTGCTGGACTACAGCGGCTGTCTAATGTCGGTCAACTTCGACATCGCCAATGAAATCGTCTACCGCGAGCTGATCGGCTGCACCAAGTCGGTCATCATCACTAACCGCGCCCCCAGTGGTGAGGCTGTGATTGAGGCGCCGACGATCGCGCAGAAGGACTATTTCACCGCCGCCAACGACGACACCACGGGGCGTCTGTCGTTGCTGCATGGCACTACCGCCGGCAACCGCGTTGGTGTCGTGGCCGGGAAGGTCGACATCGCCAACCCCACGTATAGTGACAGCGACGGCATCCAAATGCTGAACCTGCCTTACGTGGCTATCCCCACCGACGCAGGCAACGACGAGATCAACCTCGTCTTCTCGTAACCCCCAAGGAGCATCCTGCATGGCTTTCGTCCGCAAGAAGTCTTCCACATTCAAATGGCCGGTCACCGTCGAATTCCCCGTCGACGGCGGCCGGTTTGAAAAGGAGACTTTCGACGCCGTGTTCAAGCGCATCGGCCGTTCTGAATTCCAGAGGTTGGTCGACAAGGGCGACACGGATCTGATCGAAGCCGTCATGGCCGGCTGGGAAGGCATGCAGGATGAGGCCGGGAAGGATATCCCGTTCACTTCTTCGACCCTGAAGGAGCAGATTGAGGATCCCTACTGGACTCGCGGAGTGATCGGTTCCTACTTGAAAAGCCTCGAGGGCGCTGCAGCAAAAAACTAGAAGAGGCGGCTCAGTATTGGGCTGCCGCCGGGGGTGACGACGGGAAGAAGGCAGAGGACGATGCCACGTTGATGGGCATCGTCCTGCCTGAAGAAGAAAAGCCGTCCGAAGACTTCGAGGTCTGGGACGAGAACTGGGAGATTGTGGAGATGTTCCTGCGTGTTCAGACACAGTGGAACGTCGTCATGGGCGGCTTTACGGGGCTGAAGTACGAGGTGCTGCCGTGGCTGTGCGGCCTATACTCGGTAGAGGATCCCAAGGCCATGCTTGAAGGACTTCAGGTCATGGAGGCCGCCGCCCTGCAGGTGCTGAACGACAATGGCAAATGAGGATCTCAGGGTAAGAATTTCGACCCAGGTCCAGGGCCTGGATCAGGTCGAAAGTCTGAAGAACGCCGTTCGGCAGCTGCAGGGTGCAGCTACGCCGGCTGCGGCGGACCTGCAGAAGCTGAAGAACGCGGCGATGGCGCTAGGAAGCGCCACTGACCGCACCGAGAACGATCTGCGGCGATCGATCAACGCCCTCAAGGATGTCCGGGCTCAGTTGTCGCTGACGGACGGCGAATACAAGAAGCTGACGCGCACCATCAATCAATACCAGACGCAACTGGACAAGGCGACTGGCGCGCAGCAGCGTGGCGGTCGAGCGTCGCAGTTTGCGCAAACCGCTGGCGCGGTGGCTGCGTCTGGGGTGTTTGGCGGACCGGAAGGTCTGATCGGTTCTGGTATTGGCGCCGTCGTGGGAGGGCCTGCCGGAGCCCTAGCTGGCGGCGCGATCGGCGCCCAAGTTGGCATGCTTCGCCAGCAGCTTGGCGGCACAGCCACGCTTGCCGCAGATCTAGAAAAACAACGCATCGCTCTCAAGCTGGTCCTAAAAGACACGGCGGAATACAACGACGCCCTCCAGTTCTTAGCAAAGACCAGCAAGGACTACGCGATCCCGCAAGATCGTTTAATCAAAGGATTTACCCAGCTTGCAGCTTCCGTCACTGGAGCTGGCGGAAACATTAAGGACACTAAGACGGCGTTTGAAGGCGTTGCCGCTGGAATTCGCGGCACCGGCCGAAGCCTGGAGGATCTTGACGGAGCGCTACTGGCCACCGCGCAGGTATTCAGCAAGGGCAAAGTTACCGCAGAAGAGCTTCGCGGTCAGATTGGTGAGCGACTGCCTGGCGCGTTCACCCTATTTGCCGAGGCGATCGGCAAGACCCCGCAAGAGCTGGACAAGGCCCTTGAGCGTGGTGAGATTAGCCTGCAGGACTTTTTGACTTTCAGCAAAAAGGTCTTCGGGGAATATGGCGAAAACGCCAAAATTATCGCGGAATCCCCCGCTGCGGCTGGCGATCGCCTGCAGACCAGTCTTAAAAATCTTGGCGAAAGTGTAGGCAAACTACTGCTGCCAATCGGCGCGTCTTTTCAGAATACATTTGCGGATATTGCAGGATATATTGACGGCGCAGCAAGACGCCTTGCGAATTTTCTTGGTCTCAACAAAACCGACACTCAAAAAATTGGCGAGCTAAACAATCAAATAATTATTCAACAGCGAGCGATTCAGCGGGAGCGGGACAAGGTTCAATCTGGTGTCACAACTAAGGACGCTGCAGAGTATGCCATTAAAGAGTTTGAAGGCCGCATCGTTAAATTGCAAGCCGAGGCAAAAACGCTAAAGGCTCTCCAGCAAGCAACCGCAGACCAGCAGAAAGATACGCGCAAGGGTTTGGCAGATCAAGCGTCTGGCAAGGCGGATCTCGACACCAAAGCGCTGGACAAGCTTAAAAAAGAGCAAGAGCGAAATGCCTTAGAGCAGCAGCGGCTCAACGAAGTAACCGCTAAGGCTCGCATTGCGCTGGATGACGCAGTCTTCCGTAATTCAATGGAGCTCGTTCGCAAGCGATACGAGTACGAGCAAGAACTGATCACCAAGCAGCGCGATCTCTGGGTTAAGTCGCAGGTCGGTGCGGCGCGTGGCGCAGCTGGACTGATTTCCGGCTTCCTCAACGAGATGGACGGGCTGAGCACCCGCCTACTGCAGGCAAAAGATGCAGTTGAGAGCGCTAAGCAGGGGCTCAAGTCGGCTCAATCAATGGCCGCGACCACTATTGGCGCAAGCGGGGCAGCTAGCGCTGCCGGTCGCTACATCCAGGGTGGCATCGGTCCCCGCGGCGCCAACCAGTACGGCCCGCACTTCGACATCAAGCGCAGCGACGGCGGCTACTACTCCCGCAATGCGCTTGATGCCTACGTGCAGGTAAATGGAAGGCCGTTGTCCAGTGGCGTAACTGTGCCCGGCGGCGAGTATGGCGCGCCTCGTAGCTACGGCGGCCATGCCGGCCGGGATTACGCCTTTGGGGCTGGCGCTGCATTGACGCTGACTGGCGGCGCCAAGTGGATGGGCAGCCAGAAGGGCTCCTACGGAGATGCTGCTGCGTTTATGACTCCGGACGGAAAGGTCTACAAGATCATCCACGGAAGGTTCGAAGGCTCGGCTGGCGCCGGCGCCGGTGCCGCCGCTCGCCGAGACGTTACTGCCGAAGGTGGCGCAGACGTGGCCAAGGCCGGGCTGGACTCGGCCAATCAGGCCTTTGCCATGACGGAGCAACAGCTTGGCCGGCTCAAGGGCATCATCGGCCAAGGCTTTGTGCTCGATTTCACCGATCAGATCCGCCAGCAGATTGAAGCGCAAAAAGAAGCCAATTTCATGCTGGAGTATCGCAACAAGCTCGAGGAGTCGGGCATGCGGTCCGAGTTTGTCGATGCTGAGCTGAAGAAGGCTGAGGCTTTCAAGGAAGTCACGGGGCAGATTAGCTCTGCCAATCAGGCGCTAGAAATTCTTGAGGCAAACGGCCAAGGCAACACCGAGCAGGCCAACCTTTTGCGCCAGGCGATCGAAGCCTTGGTCAAGCTGTTCCCTGATCTAAAAAAAGGCATTGACGATGCCGCCAAAGCTCAGGCGGCCGCAGCAGACAAGGCCAAGTCGTTTGGCAGTCAGTTCAAAGACACCTTTAAGCAGGCTTACGACTCCGCAACCAATCTTGGCGCCAACTTGGCCGGCATCGCCACCAGCGGCATCGACGGCTTGACCAACGCGATCGTCAACTTTGCCTCAACGGGCAAGGCCGCATTTAAGGAGTTCGCCGCATCGGTGCTGAAGGATCTCGGCGCGATGCTGATCAAGTTTGCCATTTTCAAGGCGGTGGGCAGCATCTTTGGCTTTGGCGCAACAGGTGGCGCCACTGGTCCCGACAGCTCGGCGCCGCTGAAGACGTTTGCCACCGGCGGCGTGATGTCCAACAACGTGGTGCCGATGCGGCGCTACGCCAGCGGCGGCATCGCCCGTTCGCCTGAGGTGGCAATTTACGGCGAGCGCGGCCCCGAGGCCTATGTGCCCCTGCCCGATGGCCGCAGCATCCCGGTGAAGATGCAGCAGCGCAACGATGCATTGAACCGCTACCGGCCGATGGGCGCCACTGGCACGATGACCGCCGATGGCGATCCTGCAGCAGCCACAGGTGGCGCTGCACCAGGATCAAGCGCGATCGACGTGCGCTACAGCGTCGAGCGGATCAATAACGTTGAGTACGTCACCGCCGAGCAGTTCCGCAGCGGGATGCAGCAAGCTGCCAGCCAGGGCGCGCAGCGCGGTGAGCAGCGGGCGCTGCGTAGCCTCCAGCAGTCCACCGCAGTCCGCAGCCGAGTTGGGATCCGATGAGCACCACGCAAGCCTTCGGCCAGTACCTCACCTTTACCGGCAGCCAGACGCTGCGGTTCCAGAACTACTGGATCGGTGAAAACGTCAGCTACGGCGGCAACACGTTCGGTTTCCTGCCGTTTGCGTTTAGCGGCGCCACCACCACCAAGTCCGGCGACAACCAGCCGGCCAACCTGGCGTTTCCCAACAACGCGCTCGCACGCGGCTGGGCCGAAACCGCAATCCGCGATCAGTGGCTGGTGACGTGCCAGGTGATGCTGATCAACCCCGATGACCGCAACGCCCCGATCTTGCTGAGCAGCTACACCGCGCAAATTGTCAGCGGCAACTGGAGCGACATTGGAATTGAGATCCGCATGGCGTCAGTGCTCGACGCAGTGGGCGCTGACATCCCGCGCAAGAAGCTGACCAAGCAGCTGGTGGGCAACCTGCCGGTGACATCAAGCGTCAGGCTGCAGTGATCGACCTGATTGGGAGGCCGTATCGGCTAGGAGCTGATGGGAGTGGAGAAGAGATTGACTGCATACACCTTGTCTACACAGTGCTCGATCGGCTGGGCATTGAGACGCCGCCGTTTCGGCAGGACTGGTACGACGCCAGCCGGATCACCATCGCCCGCGACCTGTTGCGCTGGGGCAGCCGGATCCCAGCACCCGCCTATGATGGCGATGTGGCGCTGCTCCCACAGGAGGCGGCTGCGTTCGCAGTGACATGGCAGAACGGTCTCCTCTACATCAACCGGGGTCTGCAGCAGGTGGCATGGTGCCCTATCGGCGCTCTGCCCACATGCCCCTGCTTCCGTACGAGAGGCAGCTGATTGAGGCGCTGGGTTGCACTGAAGAGGAGTACCGCGAGTTTATTCAACAAGCTGAACGCCGGGCCTATGTGCGGCCGGCGGGGTATGAGCACATCCCCGACATCCGGATGGATCCGGTGTCGATCATTATCAGCCTTGTCGTTGGCGTTGCGCTGTCTGCGGCTTCCTACTTTCTGACGCCAAAACCCAAGCAGCCTGCAGAAGTCAAACAGAAGCAGCTCGGCGGCGTTGACGGGGCAACTCGCTACAGCCCCACGCAGGGCTTTGAGTCCATCCAAGACCTTGCGAGGTACGGCAACGTCGTCCCGATCGCGTTCACGCTGCGCCAGGACCAGCCGGGCGGCTACAGCACTGGAGGCTTGGTGATCTCGCCGTCGCTGGTGTGGTCGCGGCTCAAGAGCTGGGGCGGCTTTCAGGTGCTTGAGATGGTTGCCGTGGCGGGGCAAGGCCGCATGGATCGGCCGGACCGCGCAGGGTTGTTCATCGGCAACAACGCCCTTGACGGGATGTTTGACGACCTGTTCCAGTTTTACTGGAACAACGGCGAGGTCGCTGGCGACAGCCGCCTGCGCGGCCGCAACTTGCGCTATGGCACGTTGGCCATCCCCGCCGCTCCATCTGCTGGCGAAGATGCCTTTGTATGCGCCACTGCACTTGGCGCCAACGACACGGGCTTCAGCGGTGCATTTACGCCGACAAACCAAACCAAGTTTGGCGTTTATGGCGGCGTTCCTAATGGCACGCCGTACCGCCCCAACTGGGAAATTGTTCAGGTCTTGGAAAGCCAAGACGACAACGGCAAGGATCAAGGCCGGACAAACCAGCAGAAGTTTGTTAGCCCCTATGTCCGCGACGACCATCCCTATGGTGGCGGCCAAGCATCCGGCTTCCAACGCACCAAACAAGGAATGCCAGGGACCGGCCGAAACTACGGCAGGCACGTCGGCGTCGTTTCGCATAATGGCTATTTTGTTCCGGAGCCGATTTCTGGCTTGGATAGGTTTGGTCATCAGACATACATCGGCGCTATTACCGCAGAGCGAATTGTCAATAAGGGCGATTTGATTCAGATTTATGTCGGCTATGGACGCCAAAATCCAGAACCGTTCGGCAAGTTTGATTCGGACAACTCTCCGATCCGTTTGGATGACGTGAGGTCTGCGACAGACGCCGAGATGGTTGAGTTTGACCGTGTTTTCAGTCGCGGCGCAATGTTCATGATTGGCCGCAGCGTATGGCAAGTCATCAACCGCCCAAGTCGAACGTTCAAGCCTGGCGACACGCACATTGAGATTGGGCTGAAGTGCGTTGAAGCATGGGGTGAAGCCACAAGACAGATCGGCCTGGTTGCAAGGTCTGTCGTTGGCAACGAAACCGCACTGCCAGAAGGCGCTGATGTCGATGAAACTTTCTACCCGATCTTGAAGGTAGAGCTTGCTAACGTCCGCAACACGCGCCCGTGCGAAACAACAGAAATTGGCATCAAGTCGCAGGTGTGGGTTCAGTTCAACGGAATCACCAATTTCAACACTATCCCTACCCCCTTTGAGCTGTATCGTTACAACGAAAAGAATGTTCAGGTTCGAGAAGGCAAAAACAACAGCTACGCGCGGCGCACGTCTTTTTTTGCTTTGGACGTGAGACCAGCCAACAGCGAGCCATACCGTGACTACAACAGAAACGAAGGCTTTGTAAACTTGGCCACCTTTGCGGTGACCGGCAGCACACCGCAAGACCTGTTCAGCTTCATCCGTATCAAGCATCCCAGCGTTGAGATGTTTGAGTACAGGCTGCGTCCGTTCAACAGCGCTGTGTATGCACAGCAAAGCGGCGGCTTTGAGGACATCTTTGAGCTGAACGGCGCCACAGACCCATTCCAAGAGTTTTCGGTCAACACTTACATGGGGCCGTTTGTGGTCGGCGGACGCGGAAAGTACATCAAGCCGCGAGATTACTTCACGCACCCCCAAATGGTTGCCAGGCCGGAGCTGCTAAACAACCTGATCTACGGGGAGTGGGTGCAGGGCTCAACGTTTGTCGAGCTGATCAGCGTCACATCATCCGTGACCGGACAACCCGCCGATTGGCGCAAGATTAGCAACCTGATGCGCGAGGCAATCGGGATTAACCCCTACACCGCAGGGTATCCCGTCGGCTACGAAACAACTCTCCCCGGCTGGAACTACGACCGCGATCTCCCAACCCGCGCAATCTATTCGACTGTCAGGCTGCGCGTCATTCAGCGAGATGTCCCTGACACGCCCGTAAACAAGTGGTGGGAAATTGTCAGCACCAACGTGACCAGCACTGTTGGTGAATGGCCAGCCGGCACCACCTACATCAAGACCTCTCGGGACGGCTTTGGCGAACAGTGGCAGTTTCAGTACCGCACAAACTTCACCACTTCTTACATCACCTACGACACGCCGATTTCCGCGACTCGCATCTGGGAGGAGTACAGCGGGATCGCTGAGGTCTCGCATTATGGCGACCTGATCGCCAGAAGCTGCGACAACAATCCCGAGCATGAAATTATCTATGTCAATGAAAGCATTTCTGAAGACCGAATCGTTTCCTACAGCAACTGTGCCGTAGCAGGGCTCAAGCTGCAGTCTGGCAGCAATTTCACGTCATTCGATCAGCTCCGTTGCTACCTGTCCGGCGGCGTCCACGTTGAGCGGTTGACCGATACGGGCACTGGACCAAGCAACCTGTTCACGGATTTGGTTTGGTATCTCGCCACCAACACTGACACCGGAGCTGGCGGCATCATTGACCCGTCGCTGCTTGATCGTGAGCAGCTGGCCGCCACCGGCCGCTACCTGCGCGCCAACGGCCTGTTCTTTGATGACGTGATTGCAGAGCCCACAAACCTCCGCACCTGGCTAGCAGAGAAAGCCCCGTCGATGCTTTGCTTCATCGCCATCAAGAACGGCAAACTCAGCGTGAACCCGGCTCTGCCAACCGACAGCAGCAATGTGATCGGCAACGTGCCGCCCACGATCAGTGGCATGTTCACTGATGGCAACATCATCGACGGCAGCCTGAACGTTGAATGGCTGGAGCTGGAGGAGCGCAAGATGTTCCAGGCGGCGGTCATCTACCGCACTGCGCCGCTCAACAAGCTGCCTCAGCGCGAGACCGTGGTGGTTCGCTATGCCGGCGTTAGCGCCGACAACTTACCGCTTGAAGAGTTCGACCTGCCGCATGTCACCAGCCGAGACCATGCCGTCAAGGCTGCCAAATACTTCCTGGCGATCCGCAAGCATGTGACCCACACCATCAGCTTCCAGACGCTGCCTTACGGCCTGTCGTTGGCGCCGGGCGACTTCATCATGGTGGCGGTCGAGCAGAGCCCCTACAGCCCGGCCAACAACGGCATTGTGGCTGCCGATGGCACAGTCGTCAGCGTGACCGCGCTAGATGATGGCGATTACGACGTGTACTACTGGGACCGCACCCAGCCCGAGATCAGCGAAGGCACCCTCACGATCGCCGGCGGCATCGCTCAGAACCGCCGCGGGACCATGTTCTCAGTCAAAAACTCGATGGTCAGCAAGCAGGTGTATCAGGTCGAGGCGCTTGAGGTGAACGAAGATGGCATCGTCACCATCAAGGCCAGCAGCTTCCCGGTTGATGACCAGTCGCGCAGTCTGGTTGCCGCTGACGTGGTTTCCTCGTCTAACTTTGAGATCGTTGGCGGAGGTGCCGACTGATGCCATTCCCGACCCTTAAGCCGACTTCACGCGATTTCAACGCCGGAGACTATCCGGTCAAGTCCTTCAAGGCGCAGAATGGCGCTGAAGCACGGATCCTCTACGGCAGCAAAAGGACTGGCATGTCCATCGGTTTGGGCTACGACAACATCGCAGACACGTCGGCCGATGATTTCGTCGCGCACTTTGATGAGGTCAAAGGCACCTTTGACACCTTCACGCTGCCGGATGAGGTGCTCGCTGGTTGGCAGGGCGCCAGCAGCGCACTGGATGCCACCGCCACCGGCAACCGCTGGCGCTACGCCGAGGCGCCATCTGTCACAAGCGTTCGACCTGGCCGCAGCAGCGTGCAGGTGAGTTTGATTGGCGTTCTCTAGACTGCTCGCAGGAGGCTGACCGATGGCAAAGGCTTACACCGGACGCGATGGACGCCTGCTGCTCGGCAGCGATGCGCTGGTCAAGGTCACCAGCTGGAACCTGCAGGCGGATCTTGAGTTGCTGGAGACCACCAGCTTGGGCGATGCGTTGCGCTCCTTCACGCCGGGCATCCAAAGCTTCTCAGGCTCAGCCAGCCTGATCTATTACAAGGCTGACGCTGGCGGTATCGACGCCAGCCGGCTGCTCACCAAGCTGGTCAAGGCAGGCTCTGATGGGGTGGCCGACAGCGACACGGTGACATTGACACTGCGTCTGGCAGACGGCAGCGACCTGAACGACATCACTCTGACCGCATACATCACCAGCGCCACCATCGGTGCAGCGGTCGGTGAGATCGTTTCCGCGCAGATCAATTTCCAAGCCACCGGCGCCCTTACAACGGCGAGCGTCTGATGGCTGTCTACCTCGGCACTTTTGGCAAGGTCACACTGAGGCGCAAGTCAGATCAGGGCGCGCTTGAGTCGGTGGTGAACCCATCAGACGTGAACGTATCGCGCAAGCGGTTCTCGTTTGACTTTGACCAGGGCTACCTGATCACCGGCGATCAGATCGAGATAACCAGCACCAACGGCGCCACGCTTGCCTGGGTGGATGAGACTGGCTGGGCCAGCGGGACTAAGCAGTCAAACGGCAAGTGGTTTGTGAACGTCGATGAGCTTGGTGGAGTCAGGCTGTACTCCAGCTTTGCCAACGCCGTGAACGGCGGTAGCGCCAATGCCATTGCAATGGATACGATCGCCACCGACATCCCAATTCGGGTGGTCATTGCCAACACGCAGAGGCGGACACTGGGCGCCATCACCAGCTATGAGCTGAGCACGCAGCGAGAAGCGGTGGACATCACCGCGTTGTCTGATCAGTTCCGCTCGCAGCTCTCGTCGTTGATGTCAGGCTCGGGCCGTCTCAGCTGTCAGTGGGACTACAAGGACTGCTGCGGCGGTGGCGAGTATGAAACGGCGCAATACCTGCTGCAGCTGGCGGTGCGCACTGAAGTCGGCAGCGAGTTCTCGGCGCAGCTGTTTCTCAAGACCGATAGCTACAACCCGAGCGGCGTGGCAGGCCAAGCCGATGATCAGATCTGGTATGAGGTCGATGGAGTCATCACCGGATCGGCGGTGCAATTTACGCCTGGCACGATCGTGGAGATGACGGCCGAGTTCATCACCACCGGCCCGATTCGCCTCAAGGTGAAGACCACCCCCGACAACAAGGTGCTGCAGGAGAACACCGACGACATCCTTCTGGATCAGGATGCCACTGCTAGCCTGCTGCAAGAGGCTGACGGGTAACACGGAGCTGCTATGGCGGATCTGAAGATTTCTGAACTCGCAGCCTTAGCCGGCGCCAACCTGGCAGCCGGCGACCTGCTGCCGATCGTTGACGTATCCGCCAGCGAAACCAAGAAGATCACCGTCACCGACTTGGTGGGCAATGCCACCACGTTGATTGCCGACGCAACGATCCCCGGCGCCAAGATCCTGTTTGGGTCTGGCTCGATCGCTGGCAGCAGCATTGCCACCGGCGGCATTGGCGCAACACAGCTGGCTGATGATGCTGTAACGGCCGCCAAGCTGGGCAATGAGTCCACCGTCGATCTCGTCACCACGCTGCCTGGCTCAGGCGCCTTCACGGGCCAGCTGGCGCTCGATACGGATGACCTAAAGGTCTACTGCTGGGATGGATCCAGCTGGCAGTCGATCAAGGCTGCGGGCTCGATCAACGCCGTTGTCGGCGGAACCTCCGGCATCGTCAACATCACCGTCAGCACCAGTGGTGACACGGTGACGATCAGCACCACGCTGGACAACACCAGCGCCGCTGCTCAATTCTTAGCTGGCCCTACCGCCAGCTCGGGCGCTGCCAGCTATCGGACCATTGCGGCGGGTGACCTGCCAACCGCCACAAGCGGTGCCAAGGGCGCTGTGCAGGTGAACGGTTCTGGCCTGACAATGAGCGGCGACACCGTTCAGATCGACAACACGGTGGCCGTCAACAACTCGGCCTATCACGTTGTCCAGTACACCGCCAAAGGCCTGGTGACTGCCGGCCGCACTGTTCAGCCAGGTGACCTGCCACTGGCTGGCGCCAGCAGCGTTGGCGGCGTCTATCCCGGCAGCGGCCTCAGCGTGGCCGTTGATGGCCAGCTCAACCACACCAACACAGTCGCCACTGGCACCTACACCAAGCTGACTGTCGATGCACAAGGCCACGTCACCGCCGGCGCGTCGCTGGTGGCTGGCGACATCCCCGAGATCAGCACCGACAAACTGACCAGCGGCTTCTTGCCAGCTGATCGCATTGCCAGCGACGCCGTGACTGGCGCCAAGCTGGCAAATAGCTCCACAGCTCAATTCGGCGCCTCGCAGCCAGTAGCTGAGTACACCGGCCAGCTGTACTTCAACTCGCTGACCCGCGACATCTACATCTGGGACGGCAACGTCTGGCAGCCCATCGGTATCTCGGTGGGTGAGATCGTTTTCGCCGGCACCTATGACGCCAGCACAAACCTGGTCGCCAGCGTCACCAGTGATGGCACTGCTGTTGGCTTGAGCATTGGCCAAGCGCTACCTGCTGCTGCTGCTGCAAACAACCGCTACTACTTGGTGGTGGCCGAAGCTGGCACTGGCACCTCGCCGGCTCCGACCGTTGCGCTGAGCCCGCCAGACATCATCCTGTCCAACGGCAACGCATGGACCGAGATCGACGTGTCGCAGACGATCACGTCGCAGGTGGCCAGCAACGTGTCGGTGACGCCAACTGGCGGCATCAGTAGCACCAACGTTCAAGCGGCACTAGAGGAGCTGGACACTGAAAAGCTGCCTACAGCTGGCGGCACGATGAGCGGCGAGCTGCTGATCGGCATTGCTGGCAGCCTTGCCTTTGAGGGCAGCACCGCAAACGCTTACGAGACCTACCTGGCGGTGGTCGATCCGACTGCCGACCGCACAATCACGTTCCCAGACGTGAGCGGCACGGTGATCACCACCGGCGACACCGGCACCGTCACCAACGCGATGCTGGCGACGATCAGCACAGCAGACAAGGTTTCGCTGTCGGCGCTCAACATCGACGGCGGCACCGACATCGGCGCAGCGCTGGCCGACGCGGACCTGTTCATCGTTGACGACGGCGGCGCTGGCACCAACCGCAAAGCAGCAGCTACGCGGATCACCGATTACGCCTTCGGCAAGGTCTCCGGTGACATCACGATCACCAGCGGCGGCACCGCCGCGATCGGCAGCGGCGTGATCGTCAACGCTGACGTGAACGCCTCGGCGGCGATTGCAGGCACCAAGATCAGCCCAGACTTCGGATCGCAGGACATCGCGACCACCGGCAAGGCGGCAGTCGGCGGCGCAGGTCGCGCTGTGGGTGGTGCGGTTGTCCCGCAGGTGGCGATCGAGACGCTCGGCCAAGGCTTTGCCTGCGTCCGCAACAGCGCTGACACATCCGGCGGCATCATCGCGCTGGGCAAGAGCCGGGGCACCAGCACTGGCGCCGTGACCGCGGTGCAGCTCGACGACATCCTGGGCGAGATCCGCTTCGCTGGTGCTAACGGCACCGACATGACCAGCGTCGGCGCTCACATTCGGGCGCTGGTCGATGGCGAGGTCGGCACTGCTGGCGACACGACCGACATGCCGACACGGCTGGTGTTCAGCACCACGCCGGATGGATCGGCAACGGCCTCGCAGCGGCTGGCGATTGCCTCGACTGGTCGCGTCACGGTGACGAACAGCGTGGTTGGCACGCCGACATCGCTGGTGGATGGAGCAACGATCACCCCGGACTTTGCTGAGGCTTCCAACTGGACGCTGACCATCGGCGGCAACCGCACACTGGCTAACCCGACGAACCTGACGGCCGGCCAGAGCGGCACGATCGTGATCACCAACAGCGGCGGCAACCGGACGCTCGCTTATGGCAGCTACTGGAAGTTTCCGGGCGGCACTGCGCCTACACTGACCACGACCGCCAGCGCGGTAGACGTGATCGCCTACTACGTTGAATCGGCCACCCGCATCACCGCCCGCATGATCTCGGACGTGAAATGAGCCTGATCAATAACAGCCTGCTGCTGGGTGCTGATGCTGCTGCTGGCGGCTACCAGATCCAAAGGTCGCTGCGGTTCAACTCAGCCGACTCGGCGTACCTCAGCCGCACGTTTGGTACACCCACAACGCAAGGCACATTTACTTGGGCAGGATGGGTCAAACTTGCGGCACTAGGTACAACGCGCCACCTGTTTGGAGTATCGACCAATCACAGTTTCGGATTTACGTCAGGTGATGCGCTGAACCTGACCTTTGGTGGCACAAGTGCGCTGACCACTACTGCGCTATTCCGCGACCCAAGCGCCTGGTATCACATTGTCTGGAAGCAAAGCGGCACGTCCCACACCATTTATGTCAACAACGTAAGCGTTGGCACAGCCACGGCGACCAGCAGTGTCTTCAATACGGCTGTTGCACATCAGCTTGGAGCTGCCAACACCGCCAACTACTTCAACGGCTACCTCGCCGACATCCACTTCATCGACGGTCAGGCGCTAGACCCCACCAGCTTCGGTGAATTCGACGCTGACGGCATTTGGCAACCCAAGGCGTACAGCGGCAGCTACGGGACCAACGGGTTCAAGCTCGACTTCGCGGATAACGCATCAACCACCACTATCGGCTACGACGCCGCTGGATCCAACGATTGGACTGCCACCAACCTCAGCGTCACGGCAGGCAGCGGCAACGATTCGCTCGTCGATAGCCCCACCAACTACGGCACCGACACCGGAGCAGGCGGGGAGGTGAGGGGGAATTACTGCACGTTGAATCCGCTTAGCAACAATTTGACAACACAGGCAGATATTCAAAATGGGGCGCTAGAGATCGTCCCAGCTGCTAGCTACGGAGCGTCTATTACTCAGGGAGCAAATTGCACGATCGGCGTTTCGTCTGGCAAATGGTACTTCGAAGGAAGCCCTGTTCTTTTTGCTGGAACCGGAAACCAAAGCTCGTTTGGCTGGACTCAAAGCGTTTCGCCAGCCGGTACGTTTTACGCCAACACCAAAACAAGTTCCATTGGTGTTCTCTGCGACAACTTTGGGGGTGTATCTAATTTTAAAACTAACGGTGTCAGCGCATCACTAGCAAACGATACAAGCCTTGCTCTTGGTGCTGCGTCAGGAGACGTATTTCAAATTGCTATTGATTTCGATGCAGCAAAAATCTGGATTGGCAGAAACGGAACTTGGTACAACTCCGGCAACCCTGCAGCCGGGACAAACGCAACTTCAACGTTTACCAATTCCGGGGCCAACTGGGTTCCGTGGATTGAAAATGCTTCTTACATAGGCAACAGGAACAAAACAGTCGCCAACTTCGGCCAACGCCCCTTCGCCTACACGGCTCCTAGCGGCTTCAAGGCGCTCTGTACGGCCAACCTGCCCACGCCCACCATCACCAAAGGCAGCAGCGTGATGGACGTGGTGACGTACACCGGCACTGGCGCCACGCTGACCCCCACTAGCACCCTTGGCTTCAGCCCGGATCTGGTGTGGATCAAGGGTCGCTCTGGTGCCACTGATCACGCGATCTACGACGCTGTGCGTGGAACAACAAAGCAGCTTGAGAGCAACACCACCACCGACGAAACCACTGAATCAACTGGGCTCACCGCCTTCAACAGCAACGGCTTTACGGTGGGGGCTTTGGCTCAAGTCAACACCAGCACCGCCACCTATGCGGCCTGGTGCTGGGACGAGAGCGTATCGGCAGGCTTCGACATCGTGACCTATACAGGCAACGGTTCGGCCCGGACCATCGCCCACAGCCTCGGCGTGGCGCCGTCGCTGATCATCGTCAAGGCACGCACTACTGCCGGCACCGATCAAGGCTGGCCTGTGTACCACGCCGCCAACACCAGCGACCCGAAGACGGACTACCTGCTGCTCAACAGTGGCGCCGCAACCGCTGACCTTGATACGGTCTGGAATGACACGGCACCTACGTCATCGGTATTCAGCGTTGGCACCAATGCGTTGGTCAACGCCAACAGTGATACTTATTTGGCGTATCTCTGGGCCCCAGTCTCCGGCTACAGCGCGTTCGGCAGCTACACCGGCAACGGCAGCGCGGATGGGCCGTTTGTGTATCTGGGCTTCCGGCCAAGGTGGGTGATGGTAAAGATTTCAAGCGGAGATACTGCAAACTGGGTCATCTATGATTCCAGTCGGGGCGATTTCAACTTAAACAGCAAAAAGTTAGCTGCAAACCTTTCCGTTAGTGAAAACGACGGATCCAACTTAGGGGACGACACTGTTGGTTTGGACTTTCTGTCTAACGGATTCAAGATCAGAACAACGGGGGCAAACCACAACACCAACGCCGCCACCTACGTCTACGCCGCCTTTGCCGAAAACCCATTCTCCCTGGCCCGCGCCAGGTAACACGGAGCAGACCCATGTTTATTCTCGATGGGCGCCCGCTGGCGCCAGACACCGCCTTCACCCACGAAGGCATCCAATACCCTGCCAATTTTCTCCGCCTCGCTTCTCCTCAGGAACGCGCAGCCATCGGCATCACCGAAGAACCCGACCCCGCCTTCTACGACCAGCGCTTCTACTGGGGCCCTGACCTGCCGAAGGACCATGCCCAGCTGGTTGAGCAGTGGACCCAGCAGACCCGCACCACCGCCGGCACCCTGCTCGCGCCCAGTGACTGGCTGGTGATCCGCGAACTGGACAACGGTACCGTTGTGCCCGATGCTTGGCGCACCTGGCGTGAGTCAATCCGCACCGCCACTGGCGAAAAAGTCGCGGCAATCGAACAAACTGCTGACACCGATGTGCTGGCGGCCTACATTACGGGCGCCGACTACTCCGCCTGGCCCCTTGATCCCAACGCTCCTGCTAGCCCTGCTCCTGCTGATGGGCTGGAGCCTGCTGGCAATTAACCCTCGCACCGACGACTGATGGCAGTCAAAGCCAAGGCTGGCGCCGCTCGGATCGAGCATCAGCCCGGCCCGCCGAAGAAGACCCGCCAGGGCCGGAGCCTGCGCACCAAGCTCAGCGGCACCAGCCGCAATCCGCAGCGCAAGCGGCGTTACCGCGGTCAAGGCCGGTAATGGATGCCCAAACGAGGGACAACTGGCGGAAGGTCAAGGAAGCCCTTGAGAAGGCGGGAAAAACCGACAACCACTACTACAGGCGCGCCCTTGCCATCCTCGCCACCGGCCGCGATCCTTTCGACAGCGTGTTGCCTCGGTAGCATCGTCCAGTCGAAGGAAGCGGTATGGAGCCTCAGGTGTCTCACAACGACATCTACCGCGAGCTCGGTGAGCTCAAGGGCATGATGTCTGCCCTGATCCTTCGTACTGAGAAGGATGACGACGACAAGAAAGACATTTTCAGGCGCATTGGCACCCTCGAGACCCGCATGGGTCAGGTGGTCCTCGCCGCAGTGATCGCCAGCTTGGTGTTGCCCCCGCTCGCTTCATTTGTCGGCCAGCACTTCCAGCTCAACTTGCGCCCCACTGCTGCTGTTGTTGGCAGGCAGGGCTAACCTGAAAGGACACTTCATTGCCCAACATGGACCCCACCACCATTGCCGTCATCGCCGTCATCGTTGCCGCAGGCTCTGAAATCATTGCTCTGTTGCCCATCCGCTCCAACAGCTGGGTGCAGCTGATCGTCAAGGCGCTGAAGATCGCTTTCCCAAAGCGCTGAAGCGGGACGCGGAAATTCGCATTCAGGTGACCGACGCCATCGAGCAGTGGCACGCAACACAGCCACCCTCGATGCCGCGCCCTGAAATCATTCATCACCCTGTCGACCCGCAGCTTCAGACTGGCGAAAGTGCCCTGCTTGGTGGCGCCCTTGAAATCAAATCCCCATGGCGAGACTGATTGAACACGTCAAGCACACCGACCTGACGCTGAGCCATCACGTCGCGTTTTGGAACGCGGTGGAGGATGCCCTGCCGCCAGCGTCCCTAGCGCCTGACGGCGCGCTGGGCAGCATCTGGAAGGCAGCTGTTAAGCCCAAGCCTGCAGCGCCCACCAACCCGCTTAAGGTGCCCTATTACAGCCAGCGGGACTCCGGCACCCAGCATGCAAGCCGCATGTGCTTCTCCTCGAGCTGCGCAATGCTGCTTGAGACCTTGAAGCCCGGCACGCTTGCTGGCTCAAACGGCGACGATGTCTACCTCGGCCGGGTGTTCAAGTACGGCGACACCACCGACAGCCAGGCACAGATTAAGGCGCTGGCCAGCTTTGGCATCAAGGCTCGTTTTACGACCGCCGGCAATTTCGGGTTGATCGAGAAGCAGATCAAGGCTGGCATTCCGGTGCCGATGGGCTTCCTTCACAAAGGCCCTGTCGGCAATCCAGTCGGCGGTGGTCACTGGCTTACCGCGATCGGCTTTAACCGGACAGCCATCATCGTCAACGACCCCTACGGTGACCTTGACCTAGTCAATGGCACCTACATCAGCAACAAGGGCGCTGGCCTCAGCTACAGCCGCAAGAACTTTGGCCCCCGCTGGATGCCTGACGGCCCCAACACCGGCTGGTGCATCATCGCAGAGAGGTAATGAGCAATGCCAGACCGCCAGAAGATGATCCAGCAGCTCCGCCTACATGAAGGCGAGCGGCTAAAGCCCTACCGCTGCACGGCCGGCAAGCTGACGATCGGCGTCGGCCGCAACCTTGAGGACCGCGGCATCACCGCCGAAGAGTCCGCCTACCTGCTAAATAACGACATCGATCGGGAATGGAAGAACCTGACGACGGCCCTGCCATGGGTGACTGGGCTGAGCGATGTGCGGCAGCGTGTGCTGCTCGACATGGCCTTCAATCTCGGAATCGCTGGCCTGCTCCAGTTCAAGAACACCCTGGCGACCATCCAGCGGGGCGAGTACGAGCGAGCGGCGAGCATGATGCTGGACAGCCTGTGGGCCCGGCAGGTAGGGACCAGGGCGACTCGCCTGGCGGCGATGATGAAGACGGGCACCGATGGACGGACCCGGTAAACCGCAAGATCGAGCCCGGCCTGTGGAAGCTGTTCGATCCGGCCCGCGGCACGATCTGGATGGGCTGCTGGGGTAATTACACCGTGAGCACGCACTACGAGGCGTTTGCACGGCTCTGGCTGGCCCGGGTGCAGTCGCAAAACGTAATCTCGGACCCCGCAGGTGGCGGGTACGCTGAGGCCGCCGACAGTCCGACCCAGTGATACTTCACGACACCGAGATCCGCCGGTTGTGCGACCACGACCGCATGATCGTGCCCTTCAATGAAGAGCAGCTCAACCCGGCCAGCTACGACCTCCTGCTGGGCGGCGAGATCATGATTGAGAGCGTGGCCAGTCGCCAGCTGGTGCGGCTCAGCATCGCCGAAAACAGCGAATGGGATCCCTACTGGCTAAAGCCCGGCCAGTGGATCCTCGCGGAGACCTGGGAGACCTTCAACATGCCGCAGGATGTGGCTGGGCTGTTCTTTCTGAAATCCAGCCGGGCCCGCGAGGGCCTCGAGCACATGCACGCTGGTTTCGCGGACCCTGAGTGGAACGGCTCCAAGCTGACCCTCGAGCTCACCAACGCCCGCCAGCTGCATCCCCTGCCCCTCTGGCCCGGCATGAAGGTCGGCCAGATGGTGTTCATGCTAACCGCCGGCAAGCCCGAGATCTCCTACGCGGAGCGCGGACATTACAATCTTCAACCCCGAGTGATGCCCTCATGGGAGTCGAACTGATCCACTGCACGCCCGACGCCGAGCGCCTGATCGTCAAGATGGCGCGGGTGTCGGCGCCGCAGAATGCCGACAACTGGGAGACCGGGCCGAAGCTGCTGCGTTACCTGATCCGGCACAAGCACTGGAGCCCACTGGAGATGGCTTCAATGTGCGTCAAGATCGACACCCAGCGCGACATCGCTGCGCAAATCCTCAGACACCGCTCATTTTCTTTTCAGGAATTTTCAACTCGCTACGCCGTGGCCCAAGAGCCAGCCGTGCCTGAGCTGCGCCGGCAGGACACCAAGAACCGCCAGAACAGCATCGACGACCTGCCTGAGGACGTGACCGCCGAGCTGCGCCAGCGGGTGCGCCTGCTGTTCGGTGAGTCCAGCAAGCTCTACAACGACATGCTGACCCAGGGCGTCGCCAAGGAGACCGCTCGCCGAATCCTGCCGCTCAGCACCAGCACGACCATGTTCATGCACGGCACACTTCGCAGCTGGTTGCACTACATCGACGTGCGCTGCGATCCCTCCACCCAGCTCGAGCACCGGTTGATCGCCGAAGCCTGCCGGGAGATCTTCCGCGAGCAGTTCCCTACCATTGCAGAGGCCGCATGGAGCACATGAGATTCGCTTCCCGTGACGGCACGGTCGACCCCGAGGAAGGCCTGCTGATGGCCTACCAGCTGTTTGCCGAAGGCCGGCCGCAGGAGGCAGCCATGATGTTCCTCGCCTACGCCGACCAGGAAAACGACATCGGCATTGTCGGCCAGAGCGAATACGACGCTTTGGCCAAGCACCTGAAGGAGGTGCTGGCGCACGTTGCGCTCTACAACATGATCACCAGCTGCCAGATCCAGCCGGTGCTCACCGACGAGCTGGAGCCGGCCTACAAGCCCTCGCCTTGGTACACCGAGAGCTGATCGGCCACCGCCGCAGCCATCGCCTTAGCGCCGTCCTCGAGCAGGTGCGCGTAGCGGCTGGTGGTCAGCGGACTAGCGTGACCGAGCAGATTGCCGACTTGCGGCAGCGTCAGACCGGCTTTGGTGATCGCTACTGAGGCCCAGTGATGCCGCGCATCGTGAACCTTGAAGTCTTTGATGCCGGCAACCTGCATCAGCTCTTCCCATAGTTTCTGATAGCCAACAAGGTGGCCATCGCCCTGCCCTGCGATAATCCATTGTGTATTCGATTTGAGACGCAGTTCTCTCAAAATGAGAATTGCCGAAGGAGGAATATGCACTATCCGCTCATGGCCAGTCTTTTTGCCAGTCTTGTGATCGCTGGCGGGCACCACCAGCAGCGCTGCCTGCTCGTCGAACCAATCCCATTTGCCGCGGCAGATTTCGCCCACCCTGCAGCCGGTCAGCATCAGCAGCCGCACCAGTTGGGCAAAGCGCCAGCGCAGTGGGCTGGTGGCGATCGTGTCCAGTGCAGCTACCAGCCGCTGCCGCTCTTCGCCTGACAGGTAACGCCGCCGCTTGCGCTCGGTGTTGGTCGGAATCTTCTGGCAGGGGTTGTCCGGCCGCAGGCCCCACAGGATCGCAAGGTTGAACGCCTTGCGCAGCACCGCCAGCGTCCGGTTGGCCTGAATTGGACGTATCGAGCCGATCAGCTTCATGACCTGCGCACTGGTCACGGCCTGCACCTTTTCGCGGCCCAGTCTGGGGATGATGTGGACCTGCCAAATGCTCCGGTAGTTCTTCGCCGTGCCCGGCCGCAGCTTCGGGTAATGCTCGGCCAGCACCCGCTGATACAGATCGGCCACTGTCGGAGCGCTGCGCAGCTCTTGGCGGGCACTGGTGGGCGATTTGCCCTGGGCGGCCGCCACGAGGATCTTGTGGGCCTCCTCGCGGGCGAGCGTGCGGTTGAGGACATCGGCTCGACCGATCTTGTGGTGCTGCTGCTTGCCGCTCGGTTCGCGGTAGCGCAGATACCAGGTTTCGACCCCGCTCGGCAGCGCCAGCAGCCCCAGCCCGGCGACCTTGGTATCGGGCTTCCACTCGCGTTTCATGCGTCCCTCCGTTCGCGCACTATTCGCGCAGATTTGCGCGAATTAGCGGTAAGTTGCGCGAATCAGTGGGTAAAAGCAATCTCAATAATCGTTGTTTACTCAGATACTTAATGAGTTCGCGTGAAGTTCCGTGAGACTTTCAAAAGAGACTTTTAATCGTTTGGTACAGGCCAAATGCGCGAGTGAAAACAAGGGGATAGACAGTAGCAAAAGCGCCGTTCGCGCAGTATTCGCGCAACTCTTAGGGCCCATAACTCAATGGTAGAGTGGCGAACTTTTAATTCGCAAATCTCGGTTCAACTCCGAGTGGGCCTACCAATCCCGCATTGATCCCAAAGGAATCCTTTGGTGGCCGTCGCCTTCGCTACGGTTTTCCCAGGCCTTGCCGGTGGCGCCGATGGCGACCTACCTCCTGGAAGTAACCGCCAAGGTCGTGGTGCATAGCGACGAGGAGTCCATCGAGGACTTTCTGGCGAACACCTACTCGCGCATCGTTGAGTTCGTCCCCGATGACGAGCACATCATGGACATCGAGCTGGATGCCTTTCCCCTACCCCAGGAACCAGGTGGATCACCAGATTTCGGAGACGGAGTTGATCCCCAGGAAGGAGGCGAAGCTCCGGTTTCGTGATCAGATCATGCTTAGCTGGGACCATGCTTGCGCCTATTGCCGGGCGCCGCTGGGCAGCAGGGAGGCCACTCTCGACCACGTCGTGCCCAAGGCCAAGGGCGGCCTTACGGTGAAGCAGAACCTCGTGGCCTGCTGTCTTCAGTGCAACGCCTCCAAGCAGCATGCCGACTGGCAGGACTGGCTGCGCGATCAGGCGTTCCACTCACTGGCCGGCGAGGACGCGATTCGCTCCTGGCTCAGTTCCTGAAGCTGCCGTGCCCCTCGTCCTTTGAGCGGCGCCGGTGGCAGTTGGCGCAGCGCACGTCGCACTTCTCGACTTCCGTCTTGATGCGTTCGACGCTGCATCGGTCAGCCACCATTCGACTAATGGCTGCGCTCTTCTCGGCCGGATTGCGATGGTCGAATTCGAGAACGCGGATATCTTTCTCGCCGCAGTCAACGCACGGGTGCTCAAGCAGATAGCTCCACACCCACATGCGTGCTCGAATCTTGGCGTGGTGGTCCTTTGTCTGGTGGCCAGCCATCCGCAGCACAAGCGCGGTCTGGCCCATGGTAGGGACTGATACCTGTTAGTCTCGCCGTCTATCGCGCCAGCAGGTGATCCAGATACAGCTCGGCCTGCCACAGGTCGCTGCTGTAGCGGCAGTAGCCCTTGGCGCAGCTGCGGTAGTAGAGCTCACCGCCACCCTCCGGCTCGAGCGTTTCAATCAGGCCACCGTCGCGCTTGAGGGTGCTGACTACTGTCGGGTTGGGCATGCTTTGAACACCGAGCATTGGGCTGCAAATCTTCCACCAGTCTGGCGAGCCTCCGGCCAGCCGAAGCTGCAATTTGCATCTACCGGCAGCCAGTGGATGCACTGCCAGCACAGAATCCGATCTTCGCCGCCGCATGAATGGCGACGCTTGAAATCCGCGTAGATGCGCTCAGCCTTAAAGATGGCCTCTTCCTGCTCGGTGGTTTCGAGGCAGGTGCGCATCTGCAGCTCATCCGTGGCGCCGAGGCGAATGCGAAGATGCCACACCCCGGCATCCTCGGAGAGGATCATCCGGCCGGCGTGGTATCGCTTTTGAGGCATTCAATCGCGGCGTCGATCTTGCGACGGAATTCTTCAAGACTGCCGTCATTATGAATGACGACATCAAATTCGTCCCATTCGTCCAGCCCGCCTTCAGAAATGTGCAAGCCATCGTGTACGGCGTTTTGCCGTACCACCTTCCACATTTGGCCACCCATGGCTTTGACGGCCTTGGCTTCGTTGGGGAACCGCACGTCGTCTGTCACGACGTTGTCATGGCGGCTGGCCTGGGCCTGCCAGCAGCGCAGCCAGGTGTCTGCACCGATCCGGTCGCGCCCCCACTCGGTGCCGAGCGTTTGCAGAATGTGGCGGACGCTGCAACCAAGCTCGGGTACGACAAAGCTCTTGTCGACCCACACCAGCTTCATGGCTTCGTCTTCGCGGTAGCCGAGGCTTATCAGGAACGACATTGCCATGCGCTTGAGCGGCTCGGCAAAGCTCACCGGTTGAAAGCCACGATGAGCAAGCACTGTGGCAATAAAGGTCTTCCCGGACTGTGGCGCCGGGCTGTAAATGCCGATGATTGCGTTCATCGGTCGAATGCCTCTGGATCAATCTGCTTGATCTCCCACCAGGCTAGTCGAGCTTCCTCGGCCGAGTGCTGGCAGAACTCTTGCCACAGCCCGGTGTAGGTCATGTGCAGGGGGTGGCCTTCGGGCAGCTTGTCGCGACCGGAGTCTTCATACAGCTTGTCGATGAATTCGGCCTTCATCTGTTCAATTCGGGGGTGGCAGTCAAACATCGTTTCCAGCGAGCGAGCGTGCGTAGGCCCTGGCCTCCGAGTGCGTCTCGAAGGTCGGGCCCCAGGTGACAAGGGCGCCGTCAAAGCACCACGGCTGGAACGCTAGCCCCAGTCCGCGGTCAACGGGCTGGACGCCGTAAGAGGGCTGGTTTTGCCCCCGATACGGGCCCTGTTCAGATTGAATCATCACCACTCCACTCGGGCAAGAGGCCGAGCACGTTGACCTGACTGCCGGGGTTGAGCTCGGTGGCGATGTAGTGAGCGTGGGTGGATCCGTTGGCGTAGAAGACGCTGATTTCGCGGGATCCATCGGGGCGCACCAGCTGGATCTGGTAAGGCTGGACGGTCATGGCAGGAGTTTCTTGCAGATACAGAGGAACGCGGCGCAGATTAGCCAGTAGGCGATCGACAGCCACAGGATATGAGTGAGAGTCACGCGGCACCTCCCCAACGTCGCAAGACGTAATCAGCGAACTCGGCCATATCGCCAGACGCGACCGCTTCGGCGACGGTGTACTCGTCGGTGTCATCTCCCCACCAAAACACCGCAGCCTCGTTGAGGTCGTCCTCGGTCGGTGACGACACTTCCAGCTCGGCCCGCACCTCGTTGCACAGATCCCGATGCGCCTTGGGCTTCAACGGATACTTGTCGATGGCTTGCACCAGCTGATCGCAGCGAGCACGAAAGTCAGGCATCGGTCTCTCCCACGTAGTCGAAGTGTCGCGCATCGTCGAGGCGCTGCTGGTAGATCAGCTCCTTCAGGCCAGCTCGGGTGAACTGCGGAAGCGCCAGTATGTCTGTGCGGTAGGCCAGGGTGATCACCCTGCCGTCTTCAGGGCCGCCCACCAGCTCGATGGCGCTCACGACTGCACCTCCCCCGGCACAAGCATCTGCCGGATCCGGGTGGCAGTGAACGGGCCTCGAGCGATTGCTCGCCACACAGCACGCATCACGTAGGGCGCCTGCGTCTCAGCGACCACGCTGCCGGTGTCATGCAGGGCTGCAACGACCTCCCGGTACATCTCCTGGTACAGCGCCGGATCGGGCAGCATCAGTGCATCGCGCCAGGCTGCCACCTGGCTCAGTGCTGTGTAGCCAAAATTGCGCAACTTGAGCAGGTCGTCGGTGGTGGCCATCATGAGCTGTTGGGCCGTGAAGTATCCGCCGCGCAGCAGCGCATTGATCGTCTTTAGCGACATGTGCTCGCTGGTTTCCGGCAGTAGCCGGAAGTCGTCTTCAGTGGGGTGCATGGGTTTCTTCGGGGTCGAGCCATTCAATGAGGTTCCACCAGGGCCCGTATTCGTCGAAGGCTTTGGCCTTGGCTTCGGTAAAGCTGGCAGCGGTCACAAAATCGAGGATGTTCGACTGGGGGATAGCGAAGTGGTAGTTGCGTTCAGTCATTCGCAAACAGGCATGGCGGATTGGGGGACGGCAGCGCATTGCTTGCCGTGCTCGCTGATGATGCTGGCGATCACCACAACGGGGATCAAGAACAAGAACACGCGGGTCATGAGGTCTGTCGGTTGACTGGGTCATCATGCCGGTTGCGGCAGAAGCTGTGGGGCCCGTTGTCACACTTCGTAAAAGTCGCAGTCGGCAGCAAAGCCGGTGCCCTCCTCGAGAGGATCTGGAAATCCGATGCGGCATTCGCCGTCGCTCCAGTTGCGACACTTTTCGCACGACCGACGTGCCACCTTGCGCGGGATCTCTGGGAATACGTCCCCCCAGGTTGCACCAGAACGGATCTGCTGGATGCACTGGCGGACTACTCCCAGCTCAGCCGCCAGTCTTTTCTGAGATGTCTGCGTCTCAGTCAGCACTCGGTAGACCTGCTCAAGCGTGAGCTTGCGGCGAAGGCGCTTGGCGATTGGCTTAAGCGGTTTGCGGCCGGGCTTTTCTCCTGGACTGATCACCGTCCAACGCTCGCCACAATCGCGACACTGATAGCGCCGGCGCACCGACCCATCGACGCGGGTCTTGGTCTCCAGCACAAATCTGTTGTTGTGACTACAGCCGGGCGTGCCTACGGTGGTGTGGTCGACGTAATTGGGCCCCATGTCTTTTGGTGAGTGGCTGATTGCTGAAATGCCAGCAGAAGATAAGTGGAAAATCGAGCTGGATGCTCGCAAAGAAGATCCCCGTACAGCAATGCTGTACAGGTTGTGCTGTCAGCAACAGTTTCAGCTCCAGAAGGCGGTCAACGAGATCGCCCGGCTGGAGCTCATGCTGATGGACGCTAGTCGTTGAGCTGCAGCGCCTGCTCGTAAGTGGGCGCTTGCACGTGACGGCTAATCTCGGTGCCGTCAGGTTGCGGGGTCTCCACGACCCAGGTCGGCATCTCCTGGCGCCAGCGGAACATCAGCTCTCGAACCTCGTCAGCCAGCGTGCCGGCATCCTCGTAGCTCCAGCCCTTCCGGGCCACATTGAAGTGCGCCAAGGTTTCGATTCGATCGGCCCAGCGGATCAAAGTCGCAACGTCGGGATCGAAGCTGGGGGACATCTGCTCTCGATAGATCTGCAGCAGGCGGGCTTTGGGGTAAGTCATGGTTTAAGGAGGCGTTCCCAGCCGGCAACAAGGTGGCCGTGCTCAGAAGGAGCAGCGACCGCCGTGTTCTTACTGCACACGTCGCAGCGACCATGGTGGTGAGCAGCGCTGTGCTTGGCAGGTCCGACCCACCGGCCATCAATGTAAAAGCGGCCAAGGCGCCGGCCGCAGGGATCACAGATCCAGGTTGGGTAGTCCATCGTCTTTGAAGGTAAACCAGTCGTGAAATTCGGCCATCACCGCGTCGGTGATGCGCTCAATGATCGCTTCTTGGGAGGGGTGTTCGACGTGCTTGTGGGCCAGTCTGCAGCCTCTTGTCACGCCGGTCTCGACGCACTGCTGGACGAGGGGAAGGATGCGGGGTTTCATGGCCTGAGGTTTGCGTAAAACACAGCGTGCCGTTGGCACTGGTCCCGACCACCGGAGAACCCGGCGCCGTAGATCATCATCAGCACCACCAGGACGGTGATGCGGCCGGCCCAGATCATGCCGCCTCTACCGCAGCGCCTGGCCAGCGGTTTGCGGCGTAGCGCAGCGCCAGCTTCTTGTTTTCGGCCAGCAACGTCACCTTCATCGGCTGGGACATCTGCTGGCGCACCACCAGCGTGTACCGCCGGGCACGTTCTGGCACCGCCGGACGGCTGACGCCTGGCCCGAACGATCCGCGGATCGGCTCTTCCCATTGAAGGGGGATCATTTTATTCATGGTGTTAATGGGTGAGGATGAACAGTGCTGTGGTCAGGCACAGCACTTGCAGGGTCATGACGGCGATGAGAGTGTACCGCTGCACGCGCAGGGTCTTTCGCACCGCCTTGAGTTGCCGCAGCGTGGCCAGCTGCTGGTCAGTTGTCATTGGCCTCCTGGCAGTATTCGACGGTCTTGCGGATCCGTCCAGCCAGTGCTTCGTGCCCCTCGTGGGTGGCAATGTCGGCGGCGCACAGCATGCCCGACTCGAATGCTTCGCGGACCGATGCTGCCACGTGCTCGGTGGCGACCTCGATGTCGATGGTATTCGGCTCGCGGCGGGGGAAAAGCCGGCCGAGAACGCTGAATCCAAGCATGACGAGGGTCGTTGCTCCAACAATTTCCAAAGGCGTCATGTGCCCTCCTGGGGCGTGAACTCGCCAATCAAAGCGCAGCCGAGCTAGCCCGGCCGCTGTTCGCAACATTTCTTCATGTCAAATACAGCTGCTCGTAGCTGTGCTCTTCCAGCCACGCCTTAAATTCCGCCTCGGCTTTGTCGTGCGCTTCGCATTCGATCTCCTCAAGCACGCCAGGCCCCAGCTCCTCTTTGAGTAGCGCCCGGAGCCGATCGTGCCGGAGCCCCATGAACCGATTGCGCTGCGCTTCGTACAGCGTCCTGCGCTGCCGCTGATCGGTGCCGTCAACGCCTTCCAGCTTCAGCAGCCGGCGCTTTGCCTCACTGGCAAACGCGATCGTGATCCGCCGCTTCTTGCGCGCCTTGTGCATCCAGTCGCGATCGAACGGCAGGCCAGCCTCGCTCTCAAGCCGGTTGGCCTCGCTGATCGCGTCATCCATGCCCTGGATGGCCATCGTCAATTCCACGTGAAACGCTCTGGCCTCCTCCAAGTCCATCTCATGAACTGCCTCGATCGGCACTTCGCGGCCCATCTCGCGGCTGTTGAAAGTCAGTTTCATCGGGTCACAAATTCAATGGGGTTGGTCTTGATCGCCCACTCCCCGAGCAGGCGGTGGTCGCCGTAACGACCGCTCAGGAAATTGCTCAGCGTCTTTGGGTGAACGCAGAGACTTTGCGCTGCTTGCCGTTCCTTACCAAGTAAGACTTCGGCTTCTTTGGCGGCATTGGCCCGCAGCACCCAGCGAGGATACTGCGTTGCCGGATCTGGGCTGACGTTGTCCCAGTCGGCAATCCACCAGATCAGTCGCCCCTTTTTGCACCAGCCCTCGTAGCGCAACAGACCTGCGCACTTCAGCCGGCCCAGGGACAGGTTGGTGGAGCTTGACTGGACGCCCAACAGCTCCACCAGCTCCTGCGTGGTGTAGAGGCCCGGCCCGAGTTCCTGCAGCTGAAGCAGCGTCAAGATGGTCTCAGGCCGGTGGGAGCAGCGCAATCTGGCGAGCCAGGCTGTGCGCTCGGTGGGCATCAGAACGGCACTTCGTCGTCGATGGGCTCGTAGCTGGCCGGTGCAGCCGCCTGCCGAGCCGGGGCTGGGGCAGGGGTGGCCTGCTCAGAGCGAGCTTGCCAGCTTTCGACTGAGGCGTTCTTGACCACCAGCGCCTTCTTCAGCTCACCAGTGGCCTTATCGCTCCACTGCTCTTCTTCTACCTGGCCGGTGACGCAAACGCTGGCGCCCTTTTTCAGGTAGTTGGCCACATATTCGGCCTGCTTGCCCCAGACCTCCACCTTCACCCAAAACGCCGGAGCGTCTTTCTTGGCTTGGCGAATGGCCAGGCTGAACTTCGACACCATTTGCCCTGTTTGGGTAGTGCGAAATTCGGGATCGCGGCCGAGGTTGCCGGTAACTGTTGCGTTGAACATGGTTGAGCTCAGTTAGTGGTGGATTGACAGATGACAAAACAGCCATTGCCGTCTCGACGCTTGCGCACCGAAAAACGACGAGTCGACTGTCGGCGGCTGAGGTTGCCCGCCACCTGCGTGATCGTGCCGGCTTTGAATTCGTCGAAGTTCACCTCGATCGCCTCGCCGGGTTCGAGATCAAGAATCTCGTTCCGCAGCGAAGCAGTCTTGGATTGGCGGCCGACCTGCTCAAGAGCCTGTTCAGCTGTGATGCGGTTCATTTGTTTCCTGGAATGGAATTTGGAAAGCCGCGCATGTTGCGCTGCTCGTATTGGAGGACTTCGTTCACCGGGTACAGGACTCGGCCCCCAGCCTTGAACCACCGGGGACCACGTTGCTGTGACCTCCAGTTGTCGAGTGTGCTGAGCGATACGACATTACGCCATCGCTCAGCCAGCTCGGTTGGAGTAAGATAATTTGTTTCACCAGACTGCACCATCATCGTCATTGCTAACCGCTCCTTCCCGCATAGCCGTGTCGTTTTGGGTCACTGATTCGGTTTCTTCCACTTTTTGTGCGGTTGAAATCGTATTATTTAATTCTTTGATTGTTACCGCTGCGACAGGCTCAACTTCCACGGAGTCCACGTCGATCACTTCTTCTTGAGTCTTGATGCCAACCAAGAACTCAGGGACATATAGGCGGCCCCAGAATGCTGCAGCGCGGTAGCGCAACATCAGATCCGGCATGGTCTGCCACTTCGATCCGGTCTTGCCGTACCAGCCTTCCTTCTTCGCCATCTCAATCGACACTACGGGGCCCTTCAGCTCCTTGCCGGTCTTCAGATCGGTGGCCATCGCGTAACAGCTCTCGCCCTCGAGCACGAACTCCAGCGGCGAAAACCGTCCGCAGCCGTTGACCATCGCGATGATGAACTGCGACGACCAGCTGGGGCGGCCGTGGATCACATGGAGGTTCTGCATCACTTGAAGCGGGCTCAGCCCCATCCGGCCGGCGATCTCCATCGCTACCAGCGTGTTGGCCAGGCCGTTCTGGCCCTGGTACTCCTTTGGCACCAACGCACTGCTGGCCAGCGCCTTGCCGATGCGTTGCGCGTTCTCGAACTGTTGGATGCCGGTGAAGACACCGTCTTGACTGAACGTGGTCAGCGCCGTTGATTGATCGGACATGAGTTAGAAACCTTCGATTTCAGAAATGAGAGCAACAGTGGCGGGATCGTCGAGCCACTTGGGCAGTGGCAGCTCTTCGATCTCCTCGCTGTAGGACGGCCAGTCGTCAGCCGCCCGACAGGCAGAGATCAGGGCAAGGTCGGCTTTAGCCTCCCTGAGCCCGCGCTCCACCAGCGCTGGCGGCAAACTGTAGACCGCCACCGCAAACGGCGGCTTCTTCTCGACGCAGCAGAACAGAAACACCTCGGCCTCTGGGAGCCCCTGCATGTAAAACGCTGCCTGCACGTGGTAGCGCCATCCGAGCACCGAGCTGCGCAGGAACTTTGCCGGGCTGGCGTCTTCGGTAGTCTTCACGTCAACGATGATCTTGCCGTCAGCGCTGTGCCAGTCCGGCCGGCACTTGCACCTCTCACCCGTCTCATCGTCGGTCCAAAAGTAAGACTGCTCGGCCTTGCCTGGCATCGTCAGCAGGAACGACGCTGCTTTGTGTTTGCCGATTGCATCGGCCATCGCCGTGATCCGCAGCGCATCGTCTGCCTTCAATAGCGTCTTGCCTGCAGCCTGCTGCTCGAAGTCCGCCCAGATCATCTTGCCTTCTTTCGTGCGTCGATCGCAGTGGGGCGCTACCACGTACTCGTCGTCGAACAGATGCGGCTCTAGCACCCTGGCGTGCAGCGCCGAGCCAAGGATCATCGCCTCTGTCGGCGGCTCTGCCACGCGGTCAGGGTTCAGGTAACGGTTCCAGAAATGCAGCGGGCTACGGTGCGCCAAATCGAGGCCGGATTTCGAAACCTCCGGTCTGGCGTGGTACTCGGAATTGGTTAGCTCCATAAGCTCATCAGTCGTCTGTGGACAGAAACTTACCGCAAATTCACGCATCCTCATCCCCCTTTGTCACAACTCTTCATTTCTCTCGGTTCTTACTGCTAAGCCCTTATGATCGCTTGGCTTTTTCTCTTATCCATTACTGACCATTCACGGTCAAGACTATGCTCAGACCTCGTCAACAGAAAGCTATCCAAGACGTTCGGGCTGCCTATCGGGCTGGCCATCGCAGCGTCCTGCTCTGCGCCAGCACCGGTTTTGGCAAGACCCACACGGCTGCCGAAATCATCAAATCCGCCATCGACCGCGGCAACGACGTGTGGTTCCTTGCACACCTGCGTGAGATCCTTGATGACACCGCCAGGCGGCTTCGTGATGCCGAGATTCCGCACGGCTTCATCATGGCCGGCATGCCCCGCAACCCTTACCAGCCAGTGCAGGTGGTCTCAGTCCAGACCGCTGTCCGCCGGCCCGTGGTGCGCAAGCCTGGCCTGATCATCGTCGATGAATGCCACCTTGCCATTGCAGACACCTACAAGAAGGTGATCGAGGCCGCTGGCAACCCGCCGCTCTTGGGTTTAAGTGGCAGCCCGCAGAGGTTGGACGGGCGTGGCCTGGGTGAGATGTTCGACGTGATGGTCCCCACCTGCTCCACCGGTGACCTGATCGCCGAGGGTCTGCTGGCCCCCATCCGCTACTACGCCCCAACCAAGCCGGACCTTGCTGGTGTTCGCTCTCGGGCTGGCGACTTCGCGCTAGACCAGCTCGCAGAGGCGGTCGACCGGCCGTCCATCATCGGAGACGCAGTTGCTCACTACCGCAAATACGCCCACGGTCGCCGCGCTGTCGCCTTCTGCGTCAACATCGCTCACGCCGAGCACACAGCTGCTGCCTTTGCTGCGGCCGGCTACCGCGCTGTCGCCATCTCCGGCAAGTCCACCCGCCAAGAGCGCACCCAGGCGCTAACCGGTCTGCGCCAGGGCACCATCGACATCGTCTGCAACTGCGCCCTCTGGGTCGCTGGTGTCGACTGCCCTGAGATCGGCTGCGTCATCCTGCTCAGGCCCACCAAGAGCCTGACCATGTACCTGCAGTCGGTTGGTCGCGGTCTGCGAACATCACCCGGTAAGGCCGATCTGGTGGTCTTAGACCATGCAAGTTGCGTCTTTACCCATGGCTTACCCCAAGACCCTCGAGAATGGACCCTCGACGCCAAGCCCAAGCGAGCTGGCGCCCCCGCCCCTGCTGTTCGTGAATGTCCGTCCTGTTTTGCCTGTCATCCTCCAGCTCCTGTTTGCCCCGCTTGTGGCCATCAGTACCAACGCGACACGGTGGCAAGCGGCCCCACTCAAGTCGACGGCTTGCTGGTGGAGGTGGATGAAGCAGCTCTACGCCGTGAGCGGAATCGAGAGCAGGCCGGCGCCCAAACCCTTGAGCAGCTCATCGAAATAGGCCGCCGCCGCGGCATGAAGCACCCGCAGGGCTGGGCGCGGCACGTCCTGGCAGCACGGCAGCGCAAAGGAAGAGCAGCTTGACGAACGATTACACCTACCCCGGCCAGGCACACTTCGCCGACTCGTCGATCGGCGCTGATTGTAAAGACTGCATCTTCTACGTCCCTCGGCCGTTCGTGCAAATTCAGCGCCACTGCTGCGCCAAGGCGAAGGTCATGACCGGCAAGTGGCTTAAGCCCATCCCGCCCTATGCGACGGCGTGCAAGTATTTCCAGCGCCGGACATGATGGAGCTCAGCAGCTGCCCAGATTTGTGGCGAACGCCGAAACCGATCTCCAGCAAAGAATCCGCCTGGCCCTCGGCCTGCTGCCCGATCTCCGCCTCTGGCGCAACAACTCCGGCAAACTCCCAGATCCGCGCACCGGCCGCTGGGTCCAGTTCGGTGTCGCCTCGCCTGGCGGCTCCGATCTCATCGGCTACCGGTCGGTCACGATCACGCCTGACATGGTCGGGCAGCGGATCGCTGTATTCACCGCCATCGAGATCAAGACAGCCACTGGCCGGGCTACCCCTGCCCAGCAGCACTTCATCGATCACATCCGGCGGGCTGGTGGGATCGCGGCGATCGTCAGGTCGGTGGCGGAGGCGCAGAGGATTCTACAAAGCCCTTTCCCCGAGCCTTAGCCGCCTCAAACGAGCCCAAGCACGACTCGATAAACGGGGTTTCGAGACGGCCGAATCCGCCCACTGGAGCGCCTCGATACGACAGGAACTCCTTAATCAGATCGCCGCGGCGCCACTCCAGCACCAGTGGCGCAACCTGCTCCAGCAACTCAGCAGCTCTAATTCTTGCTCGCTCGGCTCGCTCAGTCTGTCGACGCTCCTCGGCTTGCCTGGCTTGCTCCTGCTCAAACCGCTCTCGACTAATGAAACTTGCCTCTTGAAGCGCAAGCTGAGCACGGCGCTCCCGCTCAAGCCGCTCCCATTCCTCCCGATCGCTCTCGTCGCGATGCCGCTGCCTCGCCCCTGCTTGGCGTATCTCCTCTTCTGCCAAGAACGCATCAATGGCTTTGCGGCGTTCACTCCATCTCGAGACCGAATCGACGGCCTCCTGAATCGGCACGATTGCAAGCCATTCCCTGATCCCCATAAACATCATCCACTTAGGCAGCGCAGACGGGATCAATCCCTGCGCGCACAAGTCCGACGTGCTCCAGCCGGTTCTGCGTTGCGCATCCCTGTACCAGTCGCGAAGCTCTTCAAGCTGAGCTGCGCAGCGGACCATCTTGCCGCGCCACGCTGCAAGCGGGGCGTCGCCGTCGCACCACAGCTTGTCAGCCTCAACCGACTCGGATCGATCCAAAAATTTCATCAGCTGGCTTGGCTGGATAAAAACACCGTTCACAAACGTCCAATGACTGGCGTTGATGCTTTTTACACGCAAGAGGCCCCACGGCGTGTCAATCAACAAAGGCTTCTGTGCCGCCAGCCATACCTTGCGTGCGTGTTTCCAGCGAAAGCTGTAGCGGCCATCTTGCGAGCCAAGCCATTCCAGGTTTTTCCAGAAATCATGGCCGCACAACAGCCAGCACATCCGACCGTAGAACTCCTCACGTTCGCGGACCTCTTCGATCGAGATGCTGCTTTTCTGAATCTCGAGCACCCCGTCGGGGCCCTTCACGTCAGCTCGGTGCGGCCCCATCGTGACCTCTTGCCACTCCGACGGGAAACGAGCCTTCCAACCTCGGTGCCATTCCGACTCCGGCTCAGACCACGGGTCGCAATCCGCCACCGTATGCCGCCAGTGCGGCACGACGAACTCGGAAGTGACAGCAACCGCCTGCACCTCGCCGCCGCACCCCGGGCAGACGCCCCGCACACCAGAATCGACGGCCAGCGACCTCACCCCGTCAATGAGCGCCCACTTCATAGAAATCTGAAGAATTGTCCAAATAGTACCACCAGAGTGGCCAATGGGGTATCATTCAGTGCGCACTCCCCGACGCTGATGAAGCGCATACCGCTCCTCCTTCCGCCCGAGATGATCGCTTGGCTGGAAGCCAAGACCACAGGCATCGAAAACCGTCAGACCTTCATTCGGCGCCTTCTCTCCGAGGCCATGAAGGACGACCTGCGGGCCAAGGGTTGATCATGCGCACCAGCATCAACGACCTCGCCCAAGGCCGCTGGGTCGAGATCCTCTCGACCGTTGGCGGTATCCCTGTTCATTACCTCGACAACAAGCACAAGCCCTGTCCCTCCTGTCGTGATGGCGACGATCGCTTTCGCTTCGACGATCAGGACGGCAATGGCACATGGTTCTGCTCGCACTGCGGCGGCAAGGACGCCACAGGCGGCGGCGGCAGCGGCATGTCGCTCTTGATGCGCGTCAAAGGCTGGGAGTTCAAGGAAGCCGCCCGCGCAGTCGAGGACTATCTCGGCGTTCCTCGCCCATCCAGCTCAAAGCCCGTGACCCCTCGCCCCATCAAGCCGCCCGTCGACGCCGCAGCGCCTGCCCTCGACGGCGCATCACACCAGTGGTGTTACACCGATGCCGCCGGCGAGCCGCTGTTCTGGATTCAGCGCATCACCCGCCCGAACGGCGACAAGATCTTCCGCCCCCGCACCTGGGTCGATGGCATCGGTTGGCAGGGCGACAAGGGCACTAGCTGGCCTGCCCCACGCCCGCTCTACAACCTCGCCGCTCTCCACGCCCGGCCCGAGGCGCAGGTGGTCGTCTGCGAAGGCGAGAAAGCCGCCGATCGCGCACAGGAGCTCTTCCCCCGCCTCGTTGTCGTCGCATGGCCCAACGGCGCACAGTCTGTCGGCAAGGTTGACTGGTCGCCCCTCGCTGGCCGCAGCATTCTCCTGTGGCCCGACAACGATGACGAAGGCCGCAAGGCCATGGCCAAGATCGCCACGCTGATCAAAGAGCCGGTCAAGCTGTTCACCATCGATGCCCCGCCAGACGCGCCCGAGAAGTGGGACATCGCCGATGCTGACTGGACGCCAGCGGAGGCTCTTGCCTACGTCAAAGCAAATTGCCGACCGATGGAGCCGCCCGAGCCGGAGCTCGAGCCCGAGCTGACCGCCGAGCTCGTCGAGATTACCGAGTCACCCGCCAAGCCGCAACGCACTCGCGATGCAGGTCGCCTTGAAGGCATGCCGTTTCGCTGCCTTGGCTTTGACCGCGGCCTTTACTTTTACCTTCCCGAGAAAGCCGGCCAGGTCATTGCACTCACTCCAGCGCAGCACACCCGCAGTTACCTCAACACGCTGGCACCGCTGCTGCGGTGGTCCGACGCGTTTGGCAGCATCAACGAGAAGAGCGGCGAAACCCAAATCGCCTGGGCCAGTGCCGCCGACGCGCTGATAGAGGCCTGCACTGAAGTCGGGGTCTACGATCCCGCTCGTGTGCGCGGCCGTGGCGCCTGGGCCGACGCCGGCCGCGTCATCCTGCACCTCGGCAACCGCTTGGTCATCAACGGCGCATCAAGCCCTATTACCAAGCTCCCGGAGGAGTTCGCGAGCTACTACTTCTACGAAAACGCCAAGCCGATCGAAGGGCCCGGCCAAGATACCCTCGCCGACACCGTCGCCGCCGAGATCAAGCAAATCGCCTCCTGCTTTCGCTGGGAGACCCAAGCATCCGCCAACCTCGTGCTCGGTTGGATCGTCCTCGCGCCCGTCTGCGGTGCTCTGGACTGGCGGCCACACATCTGGGTCACTGGCCCCGCCGGTTCCGGCAAGACCAGCCTGTTGAAGCTGTTCATGAAGCCCATGCTCGGCGGCATGTTCGAAGGCGCAACTGGCGGCACCACTGAGGCCGGCCTTCGCGGCCAGCTGCGCTCTGACGCCATTCCGATCGTCTTCGACGAGCTCGAGCAGAACGAACAGAAGGACAAGCAGCAGGTTCAGAACATCCTGTCGCTGGCCAGGATCGCCAGCTCTGAGGGCGGCAAGATCTACAAGGGCACCACAAACGGCGGCGTCAATACATTCGAGATCCGCTCGATGTTCTGCGTCTCTTCGATCAACGTTGCTCTCGTTCAACGCGCTGACCTTGATCGATTCTGCGTCCTTAGCCTGCGCAAAGACCAAGTGCCGAAAGACGACTGGAACGCTTTCGAAGCTCGCATCATGAAGGCTTGCACTGACGAAAACGGCCGCGAACTTGTCGCTCGGACAATTAGTCAGATCCCCATCATTAGAAAGAACGCCAAGACACTCGCTGGCGCCCTATCCAGCAAATTCGGCCAGCGATTCGGCGACCAGTACGGCACCCTGCTTGCCGGCGCTTGGACACTCGAACCCAGCGGCGGCGGTGAACTGACCCCAGAGAAAGCCACCGAGTGGATTGATTCCATGGACTGGCAGAACCGTGAGGTCGACACCAACGATGCCGACGAGGTCAAGTGCATCAACAAGATCCTGCAGACCATCTTGCAGCTCGACGGCGGGCGCCGGATTTCAATCTTTGAGCTGGTGCAACTTGCCGCCAGCGGCAAGGTCTTCGTGACTGAAGGCAGCCTGTCCCCAGGTGACGAGGTGGAGACCCTCCTAGGCCGCTACGGGCTCAAGGTCACCAACGGATGCCTGGCGGTGGCCAACAGTAGCACCAACCTGCAGGCCTTGCTGCGTGACACGCCATGGGCCGGAACGGCGTATCGGCAGGCCCTGCGCCGCCTGCCAGAGGCGACCAGCGCAACATCGACCGTGCGCTTCAAAGGCATGGGTCCGTCACGCGCAACATTGGTCTCACTTGAGACGCTTGAGATCTTGTAACGGTTTTGGGGCGCCTGAAACGGTGATGTAACGCTGCAAGCCCTTGGTATGACTGGGATGTGTCGCCAGAAACGGTTGTAACGGTTTTTCCCGGGAAAGCCCCTAAGACATACACACAGCCCCTGAGCCCCTTTGACCCCCTCTCTACTACTACTACTACTATCTATTAATATAGATTTGTTTGTTACAACGTTACAACCCAGTCAGGGCAAGGGGTTTGGGTGTAACGGTCACCGTTACGCCACCGTTACACCGTTACGCCATGCCTAAAGCCACCCCCGACCACCAACGTCTAGCCGGCAGCCCCACCAGCTGGCCCTCCTGGCCCCGTGGAAGGGCTTGCAAGGTCTTCATGGGATGTGGATGGGCATCAGGCACCTGGGACGGCCTTACAGGCGATTGTGGGCGTGTCTGGCTAGGGAAGGACCAGCGGCACGTCATGGTCAGGGATGCGCGGAACATCAAGCCGGGGTAGAATGACCGCGGACAAGGATGGATCCGGGCCCCTGCTGCGACAGGGGTCTTTCTGTAGGAGGCCGCGATGAGCAAGGGCGCGATCGACTTCAACGGCAACGCCCTGGTGCGGAACCTCGACGTGTTCGGCAAAGTCCAGCTGCCGTTCATGGCGTCGCTGACGCTCAACCGCACCGCCACCCAGGTCAAGGAGTCCCTAAAGGGCTCGATGCGTGGCACCTTCACCTACTTGGCGCCGTACACCCAGAACTCACTGTCGATCCGCGTCAGCAGCAAGCAGAAGCTTTACACCGACATCTTCGTCAAAGAGTTCGGCATCAAGGGCAATGCGGCGGCTGATTATTTGCGGCCGCAAGTGTATGGCGGCCAGGTTTATCGCACCCGGTTTCAGAAGCGCCTGCAGCGCAACATGGGCATGCAGGGATACATGCTGCCGATCCACAGCAGTGATGCTGCGCAGCTGAACGCCAGTGGTCGGGTTCAAGCCGGGCAGTACACCGCGGCGCTATACGGCATCAGGGCAATGGAAGATGTTCGCGGGTCGGGCAATTACGGGAAATTTGATTACAAGACCCTCGGCAACTATGTGTACATCAGGCCGGGGCAGAGCGTGTTTGGTCGACAGAGCAACCGACCATTAGCGCCGGGTATTTACCGCGTGAAGGGCTCGGACCTTTCGATGCTGTTCAAGGAGCTGCGGCGGCCACCGACCGTGCCGGCGAAGTGGGATTTCTTCGGAATTGCGCGCACGAGCGCAGAACGGAAGATCCAGCCGGTGTTCGATCAGGTTTTCCGCGAGGTGATGGGGCGGCCAAACCTGTAGGGACATGCGGGCAATCGGTTTACAGGGGTTGTTTTTACACACCCCTGGCGACCGGTTTATGGGTTTGCCCGAACAGGGGTACTACCACCCTGGTGTGGGGTGGACCAGGGCACACGGTCCCGCTGTTTGTCTACCACATCACCCGCCCTGCGCATTAACGTGTCGAATTGTTACAGCAGTGTGTTGCTGGGGTGCGTCGTGGGCTTACTGTTCCGGGGCGTTCAGCAATTACCTGCGCATCATGACTATTCGCTCTTACACCCCCACTGGCACCATCGGCAAGCGCCTGGCCCGTGCCAAGGCCCTGCAGCAGCAGATCCAGCAGCTCGAGGCTCAGCTGTCGGCCGATCGTGAATTCCTGCTCGCCCACATGGAGCGCCGCAACCTCGACCGCATCGAAACCGAGGGCCTGCTGGTGGTCCGCAAGCATCGCCATAACTGGAGCTACAGCGCCTTGTGCGACAACAAGGCCCTGGAGCTGCGCCAGCTCCAGCTCGATGAGCAGGTGCTAGGTGTGGCCAGCGATCGGCCGCGGTCCTACGTGAGCCTGACGGCTGTCGGCTGATTGTTTCGGTTTGTAACGAAGCGGCTGCCGGGTTCCGGTGGCCGCTTATTGTCTGCTCATCGGCCACTGAGCCGCCTTTACCGCTTACCGCCATGACCCGCTTCGAAGTTGGCCAGACCTACTACGGCAGCCTCTCCTGCGCTCACAGCTCCTTCCCGGTGACCTGCGTCAAGCGCACCGACAAGACCGTGTGGTTTCAGCACGCCACCTTGCCCCACGCTTACGCCCCAGCCCGCAGCCGCGTGCGCTCCTGGGCGGACGGCAGTGAGAGCGCAAACTTTCACCGCTGGTACATCTCTGCCGATTCCGTCCAGGACAACGGCTGGGACATGCAGTTCGCTTGATTACCCCATGACCCTCAACAAAGTCCGCGACTACACCCGCCGCGTCATTCGCGCACTGCATGACGCCGGCTGGCACATCGAAGCCCACGGCCTTAGCAACGACCTCTACAGCATCAGCTACCAGCCTCTGCCCAAAGATTATCTGATGGTGCTCGACGACGCCGAGCGCATGGCTGAGCAGCTGCTTGCTAACGACCACCCTGCTCCGGTGCTTTGAGTCCCCCAGACCTTTTGAGTCCCCTTACCTTTTGAGTCCCGTGAACATCACCGAAGCCGACCAGTTCCCCGCCACCGTCAACATCCAGCGCAAGGGCGACGACATCCTCGTGCCCAAGGCCCTGGTGCAGACCATCGCCCTGCCCGATGGCACCGAGCAGAAGCTGCTCCGCAATGGCGTCGTGGGCCGCTTCACCCGCAAGGATGGCACCCAGTTCCTGAAGCTGCGCTGGCGCTCGAAGTGGTGGGCCGTGCCTGCCATGGAGGACGTGCAGCGCTGGACCCTGGACAGCGTGTGCGAGACCCCCGCCGGCGACATCATCGAGCCCGATGCCGATGATTCCTGGCTGCGCCTGCTGGGGCTGGTCTGATGACAACCCAGGAGCAATACGTGATCGCCCTGGTGCTGGGCTCGATCACCAAAGTCGAGGCCTACACCGACATCAGCGTGGAGATGGCCCTGAGTAACGACTGGAGCGCCGAGGAGCGCATGCAGTTGCGTGATGCAGCTGGGATGGTGTTGCGTTCCCTGCATCCCGAAGTGCCGATCGATGTAGCGGCGCGATCGGCAATCGCAAAATGCCTGGGGACTTGCGGGGGGTCGGTTTAGAGGAGTCTTGTGGCCGGCCCCCTGGTCCCAAAAGTTCAAGGGACTTGCAAGGGGTCGGTTTATAGGGGGTGTGTGGTCACCCTCCTGGCGAGGCTTATAGGGGTGATAATGAGAATCATTCTCAACACCGCGTGCCGATAATGAGAATCATTCTCAATAGGACGGTGTCAGCGATCGCCCACACGAAACCGTTGGTACATTTGTACGCTAGTACATATGTACTATCAGCAAACTAGTACATTTGTACTATCAATGTTGGTACATTTGTACGCTAGTACATATGTACTATCAGCAAACTAGTACATTTGTACTATCAATGTTGATACATTTGTACGCTAGTACATATGTACTATCAGCAAACTAGTACACTTGTACGCTAGTACATTTGTACTAGCTAAAGTATCACTCAGGTGCGCGCACGGTGAGCGTCACTCAGGTGCGCGCACGGTGAGCATCACTCAGGTGCGCGCACGGTGAGCATCACTCAGGTGCGCGCACGGTGAGCATCACTCAGGTGCGCGCACGGTGAGCGTCACTCAGGTGCGCGCACGGTGAGCATCACTCAGGTGCGCGCACGGTGAGCATCACTCAGGTGCGCGCACGGTGAGCATCACTCAGGTGCGCGCACGGTGAGCGTCACTCAGGTGCGCGCACGCGCCGCGCGAGCGGCTGACCTTATATATGGGTCGCAACGGCGCGACCGTTCTCTAGGTGCGGCCGACGTGGTCGCCGGCATGCACACGCTCGCCGATGGCGCCGTGCAACCCGCAACGCGGCCAATCGCCGAACCGGCACACGCGCGCCTAGCACGCGCGCCGACGCGCGAATAGGATTCCGGCACGCCTAACGGCGAACCTTTACCGCTTACCTGCCATGCCTGAGAACCTTTACCGCGTTGAGACGTTCGCCGGCACGCGCGCCGGGTGGGTTGCCGCATCGCCGGCGATCGTGCCGCACGCCGTCGCCGTGCGCCGCGTCGACCTTTACCGCGCCGTGCGCGGCGACGCGTGGCTTTACCGCGTCGCGCCGATCGTGCTGCCGGGTGAGCGCGTCGACGCCGTGGCATCGCTGCCGCGCCGACGTGCTACCGGCGCCGCGCTGCCGGCGTTCTGCTGATCCGTCAACCCTTACCGCTTACCTGCCATGCTCACCATTCAAACCAGGACCGGCGCCGCAACGGTGCAACCCGTATGGGTTGGCGATTGTCTCGCTGTGCATGCACCATTCAACGCCGACGGCAAACCGGCGCCGCGTGGTCGCTGGACTATCAGCCACGCCGGCAGCGGCTACAGCGCCGGCACGTTTCACGGTTCGCGCGTCGACGCCGTCAAGCTTGCGCGCTTGTGGGATTCGGCGTTCGCTGCCGTCACGCCGGCGAACGTTCGCGCGTGGCAGCTGCGCGATCAGTGGGCGGCGCTGATAAAGCGC